GGTAATCTTTAACGATGCCTAGATTACTTTTACCTGATGCTTTCTTCATAACAAATACGTATTTATTTTATTTCTTAAACTTACTTCCGAGCCCTTTTATAATAAAACTTCCTGTAATTTTAAATGGGTTGTTACTAATACTACTATCTCTTACAACTATACCTTCGTGTTTATCTAGATCTCCGATTTCACTGGTAGCATTTTTTAATATTTCATCTCCCAATTTAATTGTGGTTAAATAAACAATGGTATCATTAACTATTTTATTTACATCTTGACCTGGAAAATCTTGACTAATATTTTTACTATCAACCACTTTCAAAAATTGTTCTCTTGTAATTAATGGAGTAGTAAACTTTAATCCTTTTAACCAGTCTTTCAAAGACTTGGTTACAGCTTTACCTGTAGGGTACAATGTAACTGGCTGCGTCAAAACACTAGCTAGTTTTGGTTCTGATTTGAAAGTAGTATCAACACTACCCAATACCTTAAAACCACTCTTCATAGCAACCAAATTTAATTTGTTTATATAAGACTGCATTGCAGTTTTATCATATGGTATTTCAACAGCTACTCTGGATTTAACACTTCCATCTTTACCAAAAGTCTTTGGCTTAATTTCTTTTAATCCGTGAATAGCTAAAAAGTTTCCAATTTCTCCATATCCAAGTACATTCGTTTGACCCTCTACATATTCAATGTTGAATAATATATTAGGATTATCTAATAAACCCAATGTCTTTAACTCAGTTTGTGTAGACGGAACAGCTGCGTCAAAAATATTAATAACTTTAGCACCTATATTAACAAATCCATGACCAGCTCCAAATCTTGTTAACAAATCCTCGGGTCTCATCCCCTTAATATCAAGTGGTTTTGCGGATCCACGATCCATTACAAATTGACCATTTACCATACGAATACTAGCATTTACGCCATCGATTTTAACACTGCCAGCTCCTTGTTTTAAAGACTTTATTGCTTTCGCAAATACGTCTACTAGTTTAGTGCCAGTATTGACAAAATCAAATGGATGTGCCATATGACCTCCCGCCCCGCCTTCTTGTATCACTTCGTTTAATATATTATTTAGTCGTATCATATGGTTTTAAAAATGTTTTATCAAACGTTGTAATAGCTTTGTTATAAGAGCGATTCGTTTCGTCCTCATCGTCTTGTGTAAATTGCCAATTCCAGAATAACTGATCTGATGTTTTAAATTTGTAATAATCTCCCAACACCGATCTTTGTGTTTCTACAACTTGTTTACCGTGCCAGTTTTGTCCAACCGCAATAAATCCGGCTTCAATATCTTTTACAACGTTTTTTTCTCCTAGTGTGGAATGTCTGTTTTCGATCCAAGTTAATCTTTCAATCAACTTCTGATAATATCCATTTGCTTGACCCCATCGAACACTTGCAAAGAAAACTACACAATCACTTTCAAATAGTTCTTTAGTGATCTTCCAAAGTTCATCCCCTTTTTTCATTAAGACTTGCCCAACAACGGTGATATCCACTTGGATTCTTTTCTTTATCTTTTAATAATGCTTTTGCAACACCACAATGATTTCCGTCGTATTTTAAGTTGCTACTAACATTGCCTTCACACGGAGCTATATTTAAACTGGGTACTTCTATCAATGTGACTTTTTCTTTACCCAATAGATCTTGTATTTTGATTGCTAATTGAGTACTCTTCGGAACATCGTCTTTGTGTTGACTCCATCTATTACTAGTAGTTAGTAATAATACTTTGTTCTTGGTACGTAAATAATCTATTGTCTTTTTGTATTTACGAGCATAAAGATCCATATCTTGCTCGCTTTGAGGAAGTTTAGCTTCTAATAATAAATCGGTTAAACTAATCATTTTGATAATTGGTCTAACTTATTTTGCATTGTCATACCACGAATTACTTCGGGTGTGCCACCATTGTCTCTATTAAAATAACGTTTGTAGTTGCTTAGAGCTACATCTAATTTAGCTTTGTCAATAGGTTCATTTGACATAATATGTTTTACCATTTTTAAATTGTTAACTACAAGTACATTTGTATCATTAATAACGTCATCTATTAATTTTAATAAAGATGGGTCAGCTGCTTCTTTAACCTGTGGTTTGGTTAAATCTTCAATAATTTGAGTCAAACGTATCATAATATATAAATATACCAGACAAATAAAAAACCCCGCTTATTTCTAAGCGGGGTTCGTTATTACATTTAACTCAAATTAGGAAGAAAATTGAGCGCCCGTTGGTAGAATGTTGAAATCGAGGATAATGAATTCAGCGGTTCTAGTTGGTTGGATGTAGATTTGTCCGTAAAGAATATTACGATCAATCAAGTCAGGAGTATTATTTTCAGCGTCCATCTTGACTTGGAATGCGTAGATACCGTTACGTTGTTGTACTGATTCCAAGTATGGAGTTACAATACTCAAGAAACGATTTCTTGTAGAAGCAACGTTTTGTTCGAATACCAAGTAGTTGCTTGAACTTGCGATAAACTTCTTCAAGTTGATCAACAAACGACGTACATTGATACGATCCAAAGCGCTTGGGGCGATTTGTAGAGTCTTTTGACCCCATACACAGATACCTTGACCGGGGAATGCTGCGATTGGATTCACACGACCTTCGTACAAGGTATCACGTTCACCGTGGGTTACACGATCAAGTACTTGTACAGCGGTTGCGATACCACCACGGTTTAGACCTGCTGGAGCGTACCATTCAGCAGCGGAGTTATCGTTAGCAGCGTAAACTGCTGGTAATACCACTGAAGGAGGAACACTAATAATCTTGTTGGTATTAGTATCTAGGATTTTAACCCAAGGATAATAAGTACCTACATAGTTACTATCAATTGTAGCAACACTGTTAATTGCTGCGTCAATCAATCCTACTGTTTGATTACTTGCTGGAAACACTACGTTATCCATAATGTAGAAACAATCTTGACGAGTTTCACACATATTGATAACCAATTCAGTTACATAACTGTGTTGTTCACGGAATATACCTGGAGTTACAATCAAGTTGATATCAAATTCATCTGGATTACCGATTGCAGCAATAGATTGCTTATAAGCGATACTACCAGGACTATTGATATTTGTACAATCTAAACCTTGTGTATTACCAGCTGTAATATTACCACCCACATTGATTGGAATTGCTGGCCATTGACCTTCAAATCCGCCTTGGAATCCAAGTACGAACTTACGTAGTCTGACATATGTAGATTCATTTACAGCGTCGTAAATACTTGGAATACTACCACTCAATGTTGGAGATAGTAATGATCCTGTACTCACGTATGTACCCTGAGCATAGAATTTACTATTTGTTGTACCCCATACCTTATCTTCTAAATCGAAGTCGATATTTGCACCATTACTATCAGTTGATCCATAGTATGGCAATGGCTTGAAGTATTGCTTAGTGTTATTTTCTACACCTACACCAAATGAAGATGTTGGATATAGAGCTTGAATTTCAGTGTCAGTGCCTGGTACACTACCAAATACTGTACCTGATGGATACTTACCAGGCCCTAGACCGTAGATACTTGCCTTACTGTATTGTATAGCAGGTACATAACTACTTGCAGTACTATCAATAGGTGTACTATATGATTCAAATCCGTATGGTACGCAACTTACTGGGTAAGAAACGTCACTGGCTTCGATTCTGATATACTTACTTAATGTGGTAAAATCACCGAATTGAATTATTTTACCAGCATAAGTGATATATGCATATCTGTTACCAATTCTACGAGCAACATAGTTTGCGGATTCTGGATCCAAATTCAAGTTTTGATAGATTTCCAAATACTTTGGCTTCTTATCAGTATCACTATAAGCACGTACTGCTAGTGTGAAACTACCCCATTCACTGCCTGGGACAGTACCAGACAACTTAACGTTGCTGATTTCAATCTTGAACTTAGTGTTACTTAGTGTGCCATCACTCAAAGTATGAACTTTGAATAATTTGAACTTAGTTGGTGAAGCGGCTACATCAGCACTACCTTTGAATGGAGCAATCTTTTGACTGTAGATCCAAGGGGTAGAAGCATTGGTGATACTAAATTGACTATCACCGCTATTTAAATCAGTACTATATTGATCGACAAACTTTAGAGGTTCGCCAACAATTGAACTTCCTGATAGATTGGTTGTACCTACTTGTAGTTTCCATCCATAGGCACTTGTCTTTTCAGCTACGAACTTCTTGATGCTATCTTCGAATAGAACGTAGTTGTAAGCTGCTTCAACTTTTTGACCAGCAACTTGTTTATTAGGATTGCCAACTGTTGGATCCACACCAAATACGTCTTTGATGTAGTTATTATCATTTTCATTCAAGCTGAAATCATAGTAACCATATGTACCAGCACGTGTAACACCAGCGGCATTTGTATAACTATACTTCAATGCCAAGTTGTAAACATTGGAATTAGGATCAATCACATTCTTATATGGGAATGTACTACTTGTCAATTGACTCAATGTTGAGGTATTGAAACCAAATACCTGATAATCACTGGTGAATTCTGATGAAGCATTTTGAGTATTTGCTAATACTGACAAGATCATTTTTTGACGACCTGTTAGTATTGGATTACATTGATCTGGACTTGCATTATCTTGACTTGTAAATGCGCCGCTATACTTACCGAAGTCACCACTTACTACGCCTCTTACTTGTAGACCGGCTACACAAGTTCCAACACCACGTAGTGAATGGAAACTACCACTTTGGAGTGCTAGTGTTGTGCCAGCTTCTACATTGAAGTTTGTTAGATTGTAAACGATACTACTACTGAAGTAAGATGAACTTACTAGGCCAACCGTTGTTGTACTTTCATCGAATGCAGTAGCAATTGCTGTTTCAGCATCTATATTTGCACCTTGTAAACTTGAAGTTAACAAGAAGAATTTAGTACCAACTGGCTTTGCATTACCATTTGCGAGCGTAGATGTGCTGAATTTGCGTACCAATAGTCCAGATGAAACTGTACCGATATCAACTGTTTTATTAGCATACAAGATACTACCACTCAACTTACCTACACCATCAACGTCATCTTCGGTTACGCCACTTGTTAAAGCAGCTGATCCGAATTTTACATTTAATGATCCACTTATGATCATTGTTGAAATGTCAATTCGTTGTGTCAACTGAATAGAAGAACTTAATCCCGTTCCACTTAAACTTGCGGTTGCAAAGGATATATTTTGATTTGCGGCTTTAGCAAAAACTAGTCCGAATGTATCTGGAGCATTAAAAGAAGATGTCAAATAACTATTGGAAGTGCTGGTATCAAATGTTAATTTTAGCTTAGCCGATGATGCGCCGCCAACTGTAACACTACCGTTTATATTTGATTTTTCAAAATCAAATGCGGCCAATGCGTGGTTGATAGAACTGCCTGGCTTTGCTACTTTACCACCTCTAGCTACTACTGAACTGCTAAACAATTCATAATGTCTTGTGGAAACAACTTTAAATACTTTACCCAAACTGGATGAAGTTGACAAAGAAGCTGAAAGTGCGCTTGAACCTGCCAAACTACCTAAACTTGCTAAGAAAGAAGCAATTTCAGCAGTTGTTGATCTTGTAAATGTAGCAGATCCTGTTATACCACTGCCAACTGAACCTTTAATTGCAGCTGAACCAGTAATACTAATAGGAGTACTAGTTTGTTGATATATTACATTTGATGTATAATCTGTAGTATCAATATACATAAATGAAGATGTGGTGATAGCACCTTTATCAGCAGTTCTGTCCCAGATACCTGGTTGAGCATATACAATCAACGGATTTTTTTGCCAATACCCAGTAAGACCACCTACACGAACAACGGTAACTATACCTTGTTGTAGTAGATATTCTTTGGCTGTGTATGGTCCATAATATACACCATCGGCGACACCGAATCTTGTTTCCAAGTCGGATACGTCGGTTATTGTATTTGGAAAAAACGCTGGACCATCAGCGAATGGAGCTATAATTGCTCCTCCAATGTTTGATACTCCTTGAGCCAGACCGGAGAGGTCATTTTCACGTGTGAATACACCTGGGCTTACTATATTTTGTGTTGGGGCGAATCTACCGCCTTCAGTTATTGCCATAATATTAATATCCTTTCAAAGTTATATTTAATTTATAAATATAACTGAAAAATCGAAGAACTAACTATTTATTATATCTTTAAATTTTTTGTTCTATTAATAACTGGTCAATAACATCAATAACCATATTCGGAGTTATTTCTTTGGTACATTCAAATTCCTCTTTTTTATCTGATTTTGGACACCATTTCCAATTTCCCTTATCAAATAAAGAATCATTCCAACATCCCGTACATACCGAGTGATTTTGCACTCTGTATGGAGTTTCAAATTCAGCATATGGATAAGAAAACCCACTAATAAGTACAACTGGTTTTTTAACCGCCCAAGCTAACCAAGATAAACCAGATGGTAAACCAATGAAAAATTCGCTGTGGTATATCTGATTCATACGATCCACAAGCGGTTTATCTCCTGTATAATCCAACGCATTGGATGGCATATTGTTGATACAATCTCGTCCATTACCAAATACTTTATGTTTATCGATACAAATTACTTCAAAATTTTTGGATTTAAGATATTCGATTACTTTTTCCCATCCGCCTTTATTATTCCAATATTTGGCCTGACAAGTACTTTGTGTCGCGATGGTAACATATCTTTTCTTCAGTGGGCGATCTTTGATTTGAAAATCAATCAAAGGTACTTCTGGTTCATATCGTAATCCCAGATAATCACTTGCTATTTTTTGAAGTGGTTGTTTTCTAGGATCAGATTTACATCTATCATTGTTTGCACCATTTTCATCAACATAATATCCCAATTTGTAAGTAGCAAATATATCCGATACAAATTTGTTATTGCCAACAAATTTAATCTCAGGATACTTGTTCTCAAAAATATTTTTTAAAGGTAATTTTACGTAAAGATCACATTCGTGTTTTTTTCTGAATTGTTCTATGATAGGCATCCAAGCTAATTGATCACCTAAAGAAAAACTTTCATATTCAATCAATACCTTTTTATTCTTTAAATTAAATTTATAAGTTTCTACCAATTCATTTGTCTTATTATCTTTAATATGAATTTCATAAGGAATGTAATATGTAAAATTACAACTTCCCCACCAATTGTGTTTTAAATCAGTTTCATACTTAATTGTGTCGTCGTCACTATTATAGAATGTTACGTGAAAACTTTGATCTGTATCCAACGGGTTGTCTACTTCTATCTTAGCAGCGTCATTGAATGTATATTTAAATATAGCTTTTGTTTTAATACTTTGTTCATTCTTTTTTATATTTTCATAAACATTAATATGACGGATAGCAAATAATCTTTCGGTATAGTGATCGTATAAATCAATTAATTGATATACCCGATTGAAGTAAGAATTTTCGTTTGCGGATTGAAGTGCTTTATTTTTATATGTGTCATAGTCACTGACTATATTTTGTATAGCAGATTTTATTTGTTCTACATTACGTTCGACAACAATCATACCATCATATGATTTTTCTTCAAATGTACCTACTATAGGTAAACCACAACTCATTGCTTCTAACAAAGTTAAATTGGGATGACCAGCTTCCAATTCAGATGGATGTAAAAATATAGAGTGGTCATTGTATAAATCGATTAATTGTTCTTCGTTTAAATCAAATAATTTAGTAAGTTTATCATACTGATTTAATTCAGTATCCAAAGTATCAAAGAATTTTTTATTATTCGATGGACCAGCGATTGTGATTGGATATCCTAATTCTTTAGCCGATTTGATTGCATATGTAAATCCTTTTCTATCATAAGATTTATCATTGGCATATCCATTATTTGCAACACATAACAATTTATTTACTGGATTCTTATTATTTCTACATTTGAATACGGTTGTATTAACCGCGTGCGAAAAGTAACGTAGTTTCTTACTACCAAAGTAATCAACTAAATATTTGGCTGGACAAGTTGATATTACACTGTTCTCGATTGCTTCTAGATTCTCTTTATAGACAACGGAGTTTTTACCATACAAGTAAGCGTGATGATCGTGTAAACTGAATATATATGGTATACCACGTTTATGACACTCGTTAGCAAGATTTGCTACGTGAACGTGTACAATTACATCATCTGCATATTGAATTTCATTGAGATATTTTATCTGACAGTCCAATCCCTTATTATTTAATAATTGATGATAATCCCAAATAATTTTTTCAATTGCTCCCCATCCATTGGGTGGAATAGGCAATAACCCCAGATTAACTTGTATAATTTTCATTGTGTAACTTCGATAGAACCGTTAATATCTATGTCTTCTAATCGTCTAAACGACTTTTTATAACTCTTCAATAAAATTTTATTTTGATCGTACAAATTGTTTTCAATTTCGTAGAAGTTATCATTTTCAAAATCATTTGTCAAATAAAAGCAAACTTTATCTACTACATCGTAAGAGTATTTGTTAATAACTTCCCCATTCTTTTTAATTATGATTTCATTTATTCTACCATCTATCTTATTATTGATATAAGTTAAAACTCCAAACTTATTTACATTCTTCATTCTCAATACCGATAGATATTCCACCATTGAAAATAAATTATTCTTACTATTACTCAAATATGTTTCTTCATTATTTGCATAATCTATATGTAAAACGTTTTTATGAGAGATTAGTTTATTATAATAAAATTGTTCCAACCCGTTTGAAATATTCTTTGTGGTAACAAAATTCATATACGTTTCGGGTGTATAATATTCAAAATTTTCCAAAAAGAACTGAGTATTAATACCGTGAAATACAGTTTTAAATGTATCTCCCTCAAGTGCTTTATCATAAAAGAAAAATGCTTTCTTATTTGAGAGTATTTCATCAACGTCATATAACTTTGAAAAATCCGAATCTGAAATAACCATATCATAATTAAAGCAAATTGCATTTTTATATCCGATTTTATTTGCTAAAGATATACCATTATAATAATTTACTAATACAGCTAGTCCGTGATAATTGTCACAGTCAGATGGTGGAAAATACAAACTAATTTTGGTATTGTTAGAATCATATGTCCATCTATTATAAAAGTTGTGTTTTAAAATAGGATTATTTGAGTCATAAACATAGTGATCAGCTGATTGTTGTAAACTTACACTAGCCGGATAGTGTGATGACAATAAAACTTTATAACCAGCTTTTTTAGCTTGATTAATTGATTCCAATGTTGTATCTTCTATAGCTTTGAAGTTTGGATGTGTAGATATAACAACCACTGTATCTTTACTTGCAGTTTTATTTGAAACTACATTGACAACCTCCAAATCAGAGATCATTCCCAATTTATTTTTTATAAGTTTAACATTGCGGTTGAAATTGGTTTCATCTAAATACTTTATATTTTCAAACACATTATATCGGTTGAGATAAACGGGTAAATTATATAATAGAGATGGTATATTATAAGAAATTGCTTCTTTAATTACAATTGGAGCTGTTTCTTTATCGGTAGCGTGTCCTCTACTGGTGAATAGAAACAAATCCATACAACTATAGAAGTTCTCTACATCTTTTCGTTCACCCCAGACTTTAACGTTCGTTGGCAAATTTTCCAATATAGGTTGCCAATATGTTTTAAAATTATCGGCCATATTACCCAAACAATGAAATTGAACGTTTTCTTTTTCCATTGATCGAGCATATTCTATAAATTCTTTTTGATTTTTCCGTGGCGTAAATAATCCAACATGCAATACATGTTTTTTAGTTTCATCCAATCCCAAAAAGTTTAGTCCCTCCGTTCTATTTTTTCTACGTTTAACTGCGATTGGATACTCAATGACTGCCGTGTTTACATTTAACGATTCGAGGTTTTGTTTTTGATAATTACTTACAAAGGCAAACTGATCTGGAAAAACTCTTTTTCTCTTAGGATCAAAACTGCTATCGTGTGATGTTTCAACGATAAAATATTCTCTGTCTTTATTATAGAGTTTAGTTGTCAAATTAACGTCCATAAAATACTCTGGCATTTCCTCAAGATGAATAATATCAGGCTTTATATCATCAATCAGTTTAAATAATTCAAACTTATTTGATGAAAGTGTATAAAATCTTCGTCCGCAGATTTTTTGAAGTTGTTTTCGTTGTACTACTAAAACTCCTCCTGTAATATCATCGTATTCAACGCAATATATTTCATAATCATTTATCAATGATTGTATCTTTTTTAACAAAAATTGAGGTAGTCCGCCCGTGGACAGATGTGGCGCTATAAACAATATTTTTTTCATAATTTACTTGTTGAGGTAGATAGTATTCATATGCGATAGATTATGATCCAAAGCATTTTCGTTGTGATTCACGTTATACCCTAAATTTTTAAATCTATTAATTATCTTTGAAACATTTGTACCATCATTGTTGTGAAACTCGAAAAATATACTGTGAACATTTTTAAAAAAATCGTCACTTGTATTTTCAAAAAACATATATTCAGACCCCTCAATGTCAATTTTTAAATACGTTGGTAATTCCAAGTTATTTTTTTCTACAAATTTTTCTAAATTAATAGCATCCACTTCGAATGTACCGGTATCACTAATACACGACCCTACAGTTGATTCTGTAGTGCCAAAATTTACTTTTTTAAATTCTCCATTAATTGCATTATTAAATGTCGTTGCATTTTTTCCATACTTATCTAAGTTATATCTCAGATGTCCAAAAATTTCTGGATGAGGTTCAAATGCATATATTTTTTTAACATTATAATTAGAGCATGCGATTGAGAACGCTCCTATGTTAGCTCCTAAATCGTAGACAACATCATCGTCTTTTATTTTAAAATTGTCTAAGAAATAATTATCATTAAAAAAGGTATGGTATGACGGATATGTGACATCCCAATCTTTAGATTGCAAATCTAAACATCTGAACTTTTTAGTACCGTGATAGTTTTTGCTAAACAAAAGATCATTATTATTTACGTCCCTAATTTCTATGGAGAAACCAGGATGAGTTTTATTAAAAACTTCTTTTATAAAAGATAAATGATTATTATATGTCCACAAATCATACCCAACTGTACAATTATGATACATCACATTTGATATTAGATTTGAATCTAAACTTCTTATTGTTATCAAGAATTCACAATTAGTATTGATATTATTTATGGTTTGAAATAATCCATCTTCTGAAATTTTAATAGTTATGTTTCCGAATTTTTCTAGATAAATTGTATCTGATAAAGACATATTAAATATATACCACTTTACTAAACCCATTCTCTTTTTTTATTTCTACTTGATTGTCAACCATATCACGCATTTGATCCAAATGACTAATTACCCAAATAAAATCAAATTGATGTTTTAAATAGTTAAATAACGCTCCCATTTGACCCAGATGATCACTGTCAGCGCATCCGAAACCTTCATCGATACAAATGATATTTGGTCTTGGTAAATTGCTAATATTAATCAGCGCGACTCTAATGGCTAGACCACTCACAAACTTCTCCATACCACTAGCCATTTCAAGAGGCCACTGACGGTCATCATATACGATATTAGTCATAATGTTTTTACCGTCAGTTTGAAGTGTAATTGTAAATTCTACCAACTGTTGAAGAATGTTGTTAACTTCTTTTTCAATTTCTGGTAGAGTTTTAGTTATGATTTCATATGGAATGCCATCACGACTAACAACGGTTGTGTAATGTTTAAAAGCTTCATAACTAGATTCAAGTTCTTTTACTTTTTGTAACTGATCGGTTATATTTTGATATTGTAATTCAAGTCTTCCTTTTTCAGTAGAAGACGAAAACAACTTTGAATTAATAGACTTAATATTTGAGTCAAGATTTTTAATTACATCTTTTTGAACACCAATTTCTTTCAATGTGGTATTGTTATTTTCAATAATATCTTTATTTGTATAAAATATATTGATATTATCAGTTACAATTTTGACCTTAGCTTGAATTTTAATTAGATCATTTTCCAATTTAAGAATTGTATTCGAAATTATACTTTTATTTTTGTCAAAATTTACTTTTTCTAGATTTATCTTCTGACATTCTTTAAATTTGGATTCCACGTCGCCACACCCATCCAAATCCAACTTTAGTGCATTATATTCATCAAAGATAATTTTGGCCTTAGACTTATCATTGTCCAATTCAGCTTTAACTTTAATTGCATCTTTTACGAATACGTTATTAACACAATATGAACAATTTGGATCGTATTTATGATCCTCTAATTTTTTTAGTTTGTCCATTTTGTTTTTTACAACGATCTTGAGATTATTCAATTCATTAGTTTTATTATCAAAATTTTGTTTTACCTGTTTGTATCGATCATAATCTTGATCAATATCTTCACAGTTTGATAGTGATGAAGATAATGTTGAGATCTTTACTTCAATATCTTTCAATTTATCTTTTTGATTTTTGATATTACCATTGGTTTGTTCAATCTGACTTTCAATGTTTATCTTATCACTTTCTAAATCTGAAATATTAAAATCAAAACTTACTGTTTTGGTAATGTTATTAGATAATTCCAACAACGCATTGTTATGCGTCTCTTTCAAGAGCTCTTGATTCTTTATTTCATCATTATACTCTGTGATTTTAGTATTATTATAATCTATACTACCAGATACAACTTCTAACTCCTGAATAAGTTGATCTTTGCTTATATTCTTTAATAATGTATTTGTTTCTTTAAACTTATCGTTTGCAATCGTATAAAGTTGATCAAATACATCTAATCCCATAAACTGACACAAAAGATCTTTACGTTCTGTTTGGCCCAAATCGATAAATGATCCAGCTTTGCTATTTTGAATACTCAGTACAGTAAGAATAAAGTCTTCATACGTACCAACATAATCTCTAATGATGTCATTGGTACTACGCCGAGCTTCTCCGTTCAAAGGAGACTCATTTCCATTCTCCATCTTATAGAATTTAACTTCTACTTTAACATTTCCTTTTTTATCAGCCTTACCTTCACGTTGGATAAAATAATCAATTCCGTTTACTTCAAAATTAAACTTACAACGAAAACTCATTTTTTGAGTATTCAATACGTGAACCGCTTTGTACCCTTTACTGAATTTATCAAAAATACAAAACGCCAAAGCATCCATAATACTTGATTTACCACTAGCATTTGGTGCAAATAGTCCAATGGTACCATTCAATTTAGCAAAATCAATTACATTTCCTTCGCCGTAACTAAACATATTATCAAACTCAAATTTCTTTGGTTTCCATCGAATGTTCTTGGGTGCTTTATCTTTGGGTACTTCTTTATTGATGGTCTTATTGAGATCCTTTACCATCTCAATTACAGATTTATCAATGTTTTTAGATATCAAATTATCTTCAATTAACTTGTTTTGATAATCAACGTCAAAAATGTTATGTATATCAAATGATTTACCTGAATTTAAATTTATATCGTTTAACGAGTCATCTGCTCTAACATATGTAGTTTCAACGAGAGTGGATTTACTCTTGAGATCATTTACAACCTCTTTTAACTGTGACGGAATAGATTCACGACAAATGATTCGAATAGTAACTTTTTTAGGAATATCAGAAATATCGGTGATTAACTTGCCTTTATCTACTTCAACCGTATAATACCCATATTCATTTACAAGTTCATAATGTTTATAAATCTTATGCTTTAGATCCCACATAAGGAATCCGTGACCCTTAAGGTCTTCACCATGATTCTGTTGAATCATAGATCCAGCATATACAATAACGGGCAATGATTCATTTTCGTCATACTCTTGCAACATTTGATGCTTATGAATATCACCGAGCATTGCGATATGATGTCCATTAAATGTTTCATTTGTGACGGATCTATTATTAACAGTATAACCAATGTCGGTTACAGCATTGTATACTGGTCCGTGAAACAAAGCGATGTGGTGATCAGTTTCGTCACGATATTTAGTTGGAATGTCCTCATATTTAACATATTTTTCAGGCGCATCCCAATCAAAAACACTGAGATTATTAAACAAAATGTTTTCGTAACGATAAACATCTGTCTTTTTTAGATAATATAAATTGGGATGATTTAATGCATCAACAATTGGCGTAATACAATCCAATCTGGATTTATTAGCAAGAGTAGCATCATGATTTCCAGCTGTCAAAATTACAGGAACTCTATCAGCACAACTTTTTAGAAAATCACTTCCTAGTTTGACGCACTCAGGACTTAGATCAGATTTATTGTGAAATAAATCTCCAGCAATTACCAGAATAGCGTCTAGTGTTTTTGCTTTGTCCAATGCTTTATAAAGCTTTTCAAATACCAAAGTATATTCATCGTGGCGTTTTGTTAAACGAATATGAATATCAGCAATATGAATCACTGAATTAATTTTTTTATCCGTGCTTTTTAATACAATCATAGTTTAACCATTAATTTAAATTTGTACAGTAGACTCTCATCCATTCTAACACCGCTGTGTATGGTTTGCCAAGTCTTTTCGTGACCTAATTCATTTGGATCCTTACCATCAGGTCGAATCAGATAAGTTTCTATATTATTCTCAAGTAAAAAATCACAAATTCTCAGACTTGATGTTAATGCATCGTTATCCAAAAGTACATTTACTCTGGGTGGTTTATTTTCTATCAACTTCATTCTGAGTGTTTTGGATAAAGTTTTACCAAAAAGAGGTATCGCATTATATTTTACAGACATAGCATCAAATACGCCTTCAACCAATGTAATCGGTTGATTAAAATCTGTAAATAACTCAAATCCTATAATATCCTTGCTACCGTCACACAATCTATATTTTAAATACCCATCACAAAATGATCTACCACAATAAAAGTTAAGTTTTCCTGTCGAGTCATACGATGGTACAATAATCCTATTGACAAATGCGCCACTATTACAATAGCCAATATTATATCTAACTATATCAAGTGTAGTTATGTTTCGATTTAAACAATAACTCAAAGCACGTTTATATTCAATGTCACTATTTGATTTACATAAAGGTTTAAACTCATCTGGTAAATTTAATATCTTTTTTTCTTCTTTTACTACAACGTTATTTCGTTTTGGTGCATCTTTACATAAAATATCATAATATTCTTTAGATGCTTTTACTTTTTTAAGAAGACTATAAAAACTTTTTCCGCTAAAATTACACACCCAACATTGATAAAACCCAGTTTTGGTGTTTATATTTAACTTCCGTTTATGATGTTTGCAGTTGGGACAAAAAACAAGAATTTCTTCACCTCCCTTTTGGACGTGAACTTTTTGTTTAAATAATCTTGATAGAGTGTCAACCACAGTCATTTTAAACACTATAACACATATTCTGTAATCTACAACTTTTTATATAAAGAACAAACTATACCATCGTACATATCGCCGTTTCGTTCATCCCAATTACCTTTTTTATTTAATACTGTAAATTTGGTAATATCGGGTAATATCTTTTCAAGTTCTATTTTCACAAAGTCTTTTGATTTAACACCTTTAATTCTACACTTACCAAACAACTGTTTGCGCATAGTATTAACTGATAATAGATTTACCTTGACTTTAAAGTGTTCTTCAATAATGTAAGCAAACACTGCATTGTGTCTGGCTAATGTGATTATAACTTGTTGTGATGTGAATCCGCCAGCAAATCCACTAAGAGCAGCTTCTAAATTAATGGCAGTGACATCTTTGATTAACTGATTCTTTTCCAATTCAGATATAACAAAATAAGTTTTTTCTTTCGTCATTTCAAACTTTTTGGTATCAATATAACCAGCATCCAAGACTTTACCGTCTTTACTAAATGCCCAACCTGTAACTGATGTAGATGAATCTAAACCTAATATAACCATTTAAAATACATATCAACGAAAATATCGTTTCGTATTAAATCCTGGTAAAGTATCGGAGTAATTCAACGCTGTCGTGTTGAAATTTTCTTCTTGATTATCGACGGATGTAAGAAATCCTGGATTAACTGTATATTTACGAGATTTTTGTGAATAACCCATCGATCCTTGTAATCCATCCAACATAGTACCACCTGGTATAAATCTGGTAGCTTTATATGCATTAAACGCGCCACCAGCTTTTTGTTTGGCTAGAAATCTAGCTTCCAAGTTGGTCTTTAATGATTCACGGTCAATTACTTTTGCGTCTGGTGATGTTGCCATATATTTGTTCTATTATATAATAAATATAATTAAGTGTCCCATTTAACAGAAATATTTATCGGAATTTCACCCGTATTTTTAATTGGTTGTGCTAATTTAGCCACTGCGACCAAGTCACATCCACTGTATAATCCAACTGTGGTTATATATGGCGCTAAGTAAGATCCGGTTGGATCGACCGATGAACTATATTGATAATCGAAAAATGGTTGTTTGACATAATTCTTAATTGATTTGCCTGTTTGATTATCTAAGAATCTAACGATGTCATCGTAATTATTACGATTACTTAATGTAGTCAAATAAGATTTATAGTTAGTGAAATTTAATTTTTCGATGAAATACTTCCACATCATTTTGCCATCATTAATATCCACCTTACCATTACTGTCTATGTCCAAATTCTTATCCGCCAATATATTTTTTAAAGTTGGCGTTAATAGATTCGTATTGTAGTCTATATAAGATGAAGTATAGAACCCAAAGATGTTTTGTTCTATATCATTGGATATCATATTCAAATACCATTTTTCAGAACCCGGAGTAACATTCTTATAATTTATATATCTCAAAATTATATCCAAATTTTCAAAATTAAATGTATTCTTATTAAATACACAGTAATTTATAAGAGACGATGTTGTAGATGTAGGATTAGTGGATATATTAAATTCACCAGGCATTACTGTACAAATATATTGTTTTTCATAAGATGTTATGAGTGTTCTGTAATCCATATACAATGACGGTTGATTTGGATCGACAGGATCTCTTGTTAACAAATTCAATGTACTGCCTGTATTATTCAAAATCAAACTATTATTGTTATAAAAAATATTGCCAACTGGATAATTTGTCTTTAAGTCCGAACTATCGTATATATAAACTTTACCAACTATATCAGTATATGTTTCTGTCTCCATTTGCAAAGCAATTTTTGTTTCGACACTACCACTGGCATAAACCGTATCTTCTATTTGAAAATATATAACATCAGACGATTCAGTGCAATTCTCAGGATTAAATGATGATGTATTTACATAACTCGGATCACTATAACTACCTGATTCAGTTATCAATGGAATGCTTAAATATAAATCGTCGTTTAATGGAATAGGAGATCCAACTATTAAATTTGGTTCTGATAAAGCTACTGAATATCCAAACCCACTAAATGGTTTATTATACTCTTTTCTTTTAGCGATGGGATCTGTAGTAATCTGTGTTACAATAGAATTACTAACATTATAATATAAACATTGACCGCAATAACTTGATTCTCCATAATCATTTACATCATAGAATTTATCGTAATATTTAACCGAACTAGAAATATAAAGCGAGCTAAATGGGAAATATGGTTTAGGTGAACCAATTAACACTTTATTATTGTGAGTTGAAACTGAATATCCCATCATATTATCTTTGAAGGTTATTTCATCGCCATAAAGTTTTTTAATAAAAAGGTACTGATTGGATCCTGTTGGACACAATCCGTTTTCATAAATATAAGTCGCTCCTCTTTGTCTCAGTGTCGTAGATCCTGAATATTCGTAGTATAGAAGATCATTAGGTGAACCCACTGTTAAAACGTTTTTATGTATGGATACAGAATAACCAAATCTATTTTTTTTCTGAGCAGCCGACAAACTTCCTGATGGGTATAAATCAAATTCAAATCCATCCAATTTCAAATATTCAGATCCTGTTATATTTTGGAATCTCTGAGATAACCGCCAACCGCCGGATCCAGATGTAAATAAAAATACCTTGCTAGCTGATACTTGGTTAGATCCAACTACTAACTTATCTTCATTGTATTTGTCTAGACACACACTGAAACCAAACGACGATTGATGTGGGTCTAAAGTAAGACTACTACTTAATGTTTGTACCAAATTGTAGTTATTATTTACATTCTTAAAGACATAAACACGTCCTCTACCATTATTATAGCCAGGCGCACCTACCGCTAAATAATTGTTTGAAATACTAACAGATTTGCCAAATTGAGAATTTATGGATGATGTTAAATAAGCAATTGGAGTTGAGCTTATTTGATAAGTACTTGTGGTTTCTTTAATGAACTCAGTAGACTTAGCCGTTATACGTCCGTTTTCATATATATAATTTGGGTCTATTTCGTATATATTTACTTGATTTTGTGTGAAGAAATTTTTAGTATCGATACTTTGACTTAGTGAAATATCACTTGCTGCGAGGAAATAGTCACTAACATCCAACGATTCTCCATATTTGCTTTGATAAACAAATTTAGTATTATTTTCAATTGTTAAATAACTACAGGATGAATTTATATTTGGTAAACTACCACTATTAGCAATTAAAGAACTTGTATTTACCGTACTACTACTTTGTTCAGTATAATATGGGGTCAACAAATTTAAATTTTCGTTGACTAAAGTTTTAATTACTTTGTAATTTGATTCAAATTGATTTTTACGAATTAAAAATATTTGACCTTTACGGGAAAATCCCTCTGAGTAATCCCAGTTTTTAGTTGGAGGATTTCCTATTGCTATTATAGTGCCATTAGTAGCAACGGAGGTTCCATATCGTTCGTTATATATGTTAATTAAACTCATACTATGTATTCAATAAATAATAACCCAAACCATAAGTACCTTGGTTTTCTACAGTATCTTCATTTCCGGTGGTAAATTCGTAACTATTAATGAAATGAGTTCCACCTAATATTAAATTGTGATTACCATCGTCTAATATGTTGGAAACAATATCTCCTGATTGATTATATATCACAACTGAATTTCTTTTAATGCCGTCGCCTGTTTGAGAAACGGACAATCTATACAACGAAAAATCATTGGTTAAATCTAATTTAGTGCGTTGGTGATCATAATCGTCAAATCCAAACACATTGTAACTATTGTTGTAATTATTATAATACATTTTATTTATTGTATTATAAATTTGACCTTTATAAGTTCCATTAATATTTACAGGATTAACTGTTGGATTCCAATTGGCACTTGACGATGGATAAAAAATAGAACTTGAATTTACATATTTACCAACTGAAAAATCAATTTGTGAGGATTCCTCAAATTGCGTAATTGCTAAATATACATTATTTACTGTAACTCCCTCACAACTTCCTGATTTATTGTTGTCGCACGTAATATAAGACAATTGTATAGGAAATATACCATCATCAGTACCATCTGTACCAGAAATAAGATTATTTAAAACGTTATTAAACGTCTTTTCTTTAGAAACAGTAAATCTTGTTACTAGTACGTCTTGTGTTTTAAAAAATTTGATCATTCTATTATAAATAGAATAAAAACAAACTATTATATATTAGAAATCAATCCGCACCTTAATCAATAATTCGTTATCAAAAGATTTCATTGTAGGCTGACTAATTTTACCAATTGCCAATAATTCATTGTTATCATTATACAAACCGACAGAGGTAATATAGGTTCTTGGGTTATTGATCAAATCTTGATAAATAATAGTTCCTTTAGTCAAACCATCATTTCCATCGGAAACAAAAGTTGGATTATTACTATAATTAAATTCTTTATTTTTTACACGAATAAAGTAATTTGTAGACGGTACAAATTCAGATTTTCTGACTCCCATCGTTGATTTGGATCTTCTAAGAGCATTATAAAAATCTCTTGTCCACACTTTCCAATATCCACTTCGATTTGTAGAAGTTACGCTATTAGAATAATTAGCTCTATTTAAAATTTGTTGTCCGGATGTAATGCCAACATATTTGTCTAAATTTATCGCATTAAATACGATGACTCCGTTTGATGGATATACCAACCCTATACCAGCATAAACCGGTGATCCATTTTTTAAATAAGGCGTAGCAATTCCATTTTTAATTGATCCTGAAATTAAGTTATATGAATTTTGTTGTTTATTCACCACCTGTGAATCGTCAATAAATGTAAATTTCTTAGGACCAACTGATCCACTAAAAGAAATTTGTATTTGACCCGCGTCTATTTGATCTTTAAATTTGTCAGCGGCATAATTTATCACATAAATAGCCGCACTATCAACGATATTATCTACGCTTCCAGATGCAAAACTGAAAAGAGTATCGCCTGGTTGTAAAAGCGTATTTCTATATTGAGAATAGATGACTTTTGATTCGTTCGTCAATACCGGAGACGAATAAGTGGTGATATCGAATAGTGAACTACCGCTGTTTACATAATCGCCATATGCTATATCAAAATATAAATCTCCACCTGAGTAGATATCAAGATAATATTGACCGTTTCTTACATCATATGGGCTAGAACCTGTAAGTTGATTAGCTTGACCAGTAACACCTGATTGTGTTACAAACGTAGATTGACTAACAAATAAACTGCCAGTTCCAAATAAACCAGAAGATACTTGATTTATTCTACCCACCACGATGTCGTCATTATTAAATTTATTAAATATCATAATTATGTTGTTGTTGGAACTTTAACTGTCACTGTAATGGATGTATTACCACCACTTTCATTGCCGATAATTGTAATATTTGTGGTTGTGGTTTTAGACAAACCAGCATTTGGGACAAATCTAAATTTGTTACCTACTACTACTTGAGAAGTTTGTGACGTTAAATCTCCTGAAAAAGTAGGAATTGTTGCACTGGTTGAATTTAAACTATTTGTTTCGGTTACAACTAAAGTACCAACGTTTTTATTTGCCAAAATTGCTGTATATCCAAGAGTAACATTGTAAGTTGGGTTTGTACTGGGACTAATTAAAATCTCCCCGGTGTAATCTCTATCTACAGGAATTACACTTTGAGCTACACTTATAGTTGGTACAGATGTTATTCCGTCATTCAAAGTTACTAACTTATACTTCATTGACTGTGACTCATCTGTAATCGGTTCCATAATAGGAGTATTGCGAATTGCTATATCGTAATATGCACTGCCTAATGGATGATTTGGATTAAACTGGGTGTAATCAATTTCATCATCAGCCAAAGCAAAGGCTGTAATGTTTAATCCACCCGTTTTTGCGAGGATTTCTCTTCCCTTTTTAGTCAATACAGCATTCACTGTAAGAATGTTGTTATTTAAATATGCCATATATAATAATTATTGATAAGTTTTAATTTTTACTCAAAAATATGAATTATAAATTCATTATGTATCTTTCTAAACTTGCACTGGTTAATAAAGAAGCGGTTAATGGTAATTGTGTGAATAGTGAGTCGGTATTACCAATTGATCCGGTTGTATCACCATATGAAGGAGCATTGTTAGTTTCGATATTCAAACTTAAAAATCCAGGTATGGTAATAACAGGCGCACTTCCATTTGTAACACCGTCTCTATTTACAGTACTATTTTTATCGTTTTTACCCTTAATATAAGTATAATATGTAATGTCTCCGTTTGTACTCAACTTCAACCCATTTGAAAGTATAGTCTTAGAACCACTTACAGCTTGATATTTCGTTCTGCTTCCGACGAATGAGAACTTACTTAAGTGTCTATTAGAATATCCCGTATTAAACACGCCTTTATAGTAGTTTTTTAAGTATTTACTTCCAGTAACTTGAACGTTAAATCCTATATAATTAGATGTGCCGGAAGTACCTGATGTACCGGACGTACCGGAAGTACCTGATGTGCCGGACGTGCCTGATGTGCCGGACGTGCCTGATGTACCTGATGTACCTGATGTACCTACAGAATATCCTGAACCTGAACCAATAACTTGAACTTCATCAAACGAAGAAGTAAATGTTACTAAAAATCCATTGTTATTAACAGATTGATAATAATCTTTTTTGCCTACATTAACCGTGTCTCGTACATTATATCCATTCGAATCGATATATACATACTTCCCATACTTTGCATAAATAAAATCACGATCATCTATCACATCTTTAATTTCTAGACGAGAGTAATTATAAGTATTTTTATCTTGGGTGATATCGTTAATGTATGAACCGGTTACAATGGCAAAACTTGATGTGTTGTTAGTATTTAAAAATGATGAAGTAAACGTTGCCTTGTTGTTAAATTGTATGTCGAATTCGTTATTTGTTAAAAATTCGACATCTCTGTAGTTAAACTTTTTACGTTCAAACAAGCTTGGTTCTAATAAAATACCTGTCAACAAATTAGATCTAGCTGGCTTTAAATTTTTTACAACATCAAATATAGAAAAATCAATGTAGAATTTATATGTACTGTAAAATTCCTGTGGGTATATATATTTTTCATTTATTTCACCAAATTCACGTTGTAACTTAGTCAACCCATCGTAATTTTGTTTGTTTAAATTTTGAGGTTCACCTATAATATCGGCTATACCATCTAGGCCTATAAAATTCTCTATTTTTTGATTTAAATAGTTATATGGGCTTATAAAAAATCCTGATAAGATAGAATCATCACCTAAACTGTCTTGTATTCTCGTCGAATAATCATACGGCGTTAAATTAGACAAAGCTATTTCCGTTATTTTATTGATTTTACCATTAATTTTGTAATTTGGCCCAAAGTTATTGGTGTTTATAGTTTGTTTGAGATCGATTTTATCAAATTGATATGGAAATTGATTAATCATTACATTCGAACAAGTTGGATAACTATAATACTTTTCCTTTTGTCCGAAATTATAAGCAAAGAATTGGGTCTGATAATAAATATTTTGATTATCTACAGTTGTAATAATCGATGTAGGTGAATACAAATCTACAGGCGTATCAAAACTCCATAAATAAAACAAATTAGAATAAACATTTTCTTTATTTGGTATTGATATTGAATCTAAATTATAAGAATGTTCGTCGAAATATTCATTATTAAGTGGTTCTTTTAAAATTTTAATTTTATCCAAATTTCCTATAAACGAAACAGAAGACGAATAATTACCTATATAATAGCTGCCCGATGAAAAATTCTTGTTTGTATTATAATTTATAATTTTACGTTTTGTCGATGAGAAATTCTTAACACTTCCGTCATATTGATTAATTGATAAACTATATACGTATGGAATTAATTCTTTTGATGACTTAATAAAATAAGAAGAGGTTAATATTGTTTTTTGAGATGCTAATGTGACGTAATTGTTATCGTCTTCCACCACATAATCATTGTCGTCTTCTATAATAAACGGGGTAACCGTATTAGTAATTTTACTTGAACTAACAATCAACTTATCGAAATCCCCAAGAACAGGTTCACGCTTTAACATAGCAGTGAAAATGTCGCCGTTCAATAATGGCATTTCATTTAATGTCAAACTGGACGTGATGTTACCCAATTCATACGGGTGTATTTCAAATACTAATTGACCACTGTTAACTTGCTTTGATTTTTTTATAAATAAATTCCAATCGGATTTTTTATTTCTAAATTTCGACATCAATTGTATCTTGTCGCCGAAATTATAATTGGTCGATTTAAATCTAAAAGAAAATTCAATCGTGGATATACCATTAAACCGTGATGTGTATTCTGTGCTACTAGTGAATGTATTAATATTGGAGCCAGATGCATAGTAGCTACTAGTGATATAAATAAAATCACTACTAGTATGTTGAAAATTCAAGAAATTATTTTCCTTGAAATCCGTCATATAAATAATATCGTCGTATACGAAGTAGTTGTCACGATTAGAAAAAGCGTCAGCACTTCCATACTCTCTAGTGGATATTAATCCAGCTGGAATACCAAATATAGTACGTATCATTTCAAATGAATTAATAGTACCCTTGGCTTTATATACAGATGAAATATTATTTGCGAACCTATTTAAAATTGATTTTGTATAATCAAAATAAGAAGCGGAATTATAACTTGAAATTTCCTGGTTATTGAAATATAATTGATTTAAATCACTCTGTGAAAATTTGCCAATGTCAATCCCCCAGTTAAAACTATTCAATAATTCATCTATATAATTCTTTGGATAGTAATTTGAATCATCATTAGAAATAGGATATGCTTTAGGAAACTTCTTAATGAATACTAATATATTATCGAAAAAATGACCTGTCATCGCAGTGAATTTTATGTAATCTGCGGAATCTGAGTCATCCTTGACATATTCAGGAAGTTGATATACCAAACTATTATAGTTCTCCGAATCATATGTAATAGCTTCGTCGATTTTGACATCTATACTAGATGAATTAAAAAACAAATAGGATTCGTACTCATCAAATGTATCCAGTAATGTGATTTGTTGAGCTGTCTTCTGATTAACCAACTGACTATAAGAAGATGAAATTGTTGCACTTGTATTTGTTGCGGAATTAATAGTCGATATCTTAACAGATTCAAGTTGATTATAATCTCTGATCTTATTCTTAGCAATTTTAGTACGCAATTCAGCTGATGAATAATTAATAAAATTATTAAAATCTGTATAATCAATATATAAATCATTATACTTTTCTTTTAATCTTATCTTCGATTTATCTAAAGTAAACGCGTCATTACTTTGATATCTTTGTGTGGATGGATTTACCGTATTAACTTGAACATCAAAATTTATATCGTTTAAAAATACTTTTCTTGATATCTTTGAAGTAAATAAGTTAACTTTAAAATAAATTGGAGCAATTGATATGTTTGATATCCAACACGTAGATTTTATATTATATTGAGACGGTAGTGGGGCATCTAATTTTACTTGTACGTTAAAAGTGTCATCTATTGGATTTAAATAATTTGTATGATCTAGAATTTTTATTAAATTTCCATTGTCGAAATTTAATGCGTTCTTATAATAACCATAATATTTTGTTCTATAATTTTCCAATAAACTGGTTACGTTTGGTAATATCCAGTCAGTATAAATTGTTCGTTCAAACAACCCCAATATATTTTGTAAATCAATATCGTTTATAGAACTTTTTTGCAATACTCTGTCTTGTGATACTTTTAATGTGATGATTCTGAAAGACTCCAGTATTTCTTGACTGGTAAATTCTATATTATTATATGTGTATATGAAATTGTTAATTTGTTCCTGTACACCTGAAAATTTACTTGTCTGTAAAATCGTATTATCAGTATCATTATTTAATTTAATGATAGAGTTATATCCGACGTATGTTGATGTTATAAATTCTTGCAGTTCCGCTTCACTTTTAAGACCCAACTTCAAACAAATATCTACATAATTATACTTATCTTTATTTAACAGAAAGTCTTGTTCAATTGGATTGTTTTTGATAATCTCAATTAAATCTTGATATATTCTTAATAACAAATATTTTTTATCAGCGAATGCTTTTATCTTGACAACATCTAATCTAGATGATTCATTTTTTGTTGTATCAAATGCATAAGACAATCTTATCTCGGTTCTACTGGGAGATATTTCTTTTATAACTAATTTATTTGTCGGATTACCAGCTATATTTCTAATTGGGTTATATAACAAATAATACAAACCTGGTCCAACTCCACTAGCATTTAAATCAAATTGTGGATGTAATAAAATATCATCTCCGTGTGATACAATATTTGTAAATGGATTTGCAAATTTATACGATCTCAGTGTATTGTTAATATCTCTATAACTCCCTTGTAATACAGAATATGTAATTGATGGGATTATTCTATTAAAATTTACAAATTGTTGATTGTTGTTATAAAGAGTAAATTCAAATAAATCGTCATCTGATTCTCCGTAAAATACATCCTTATTAACCAATTGTTGTTCGTACAAAGACTGTAAATTGGCATTGAAATAAGATGCACTCGTAATACCCTTATTCAAATCATTATCATTTATTGTCAAATAGTCGTAGGGCATATTAAGAAGTTAATGGTAAAAATGGATAGTCGTCGTCAAAATCTGAAAGAACTTTTCCTTGTCCCAATTTGATTCTCAAACCAATAATTTCGTTTTTCATAGCAGAGATAACTTGTTTATCATCGTTATTTTCGTATTTTTCGACCAAACTATTTACTGTTTGATTTAAAATTCTATTTTCTTCGATCAAATTATTATACTGAATTATAACATCTGTCAAATTTCTTTTTTCTTCGACTTCGGATGTTTGTAATTCATTGAATGATACAGTTGATGTATCAGCGATTTTGCTTTCATTATATAAAAAACTTTTAATTGGCAATTTAATATAATTGAATTTGCCTTCAAATGATTGTGATATGTTGTAAACTAATTGGTCATTTCCAAAATCATCAAAGTTATTTTGAAACGTACCAAAGTCTTTAAATGCTTGTATATCACTTAAAGATATATTATATACTAATGGTATATTTGCCATACTAACGAGTTATTTTAAATATTTTTCCAGTATCAACGATGTCAACTGTTCCATCTTTGTACTCCACCTTAATAAATACTGTTAAATAACGTTCTTGAGGTAATCCACTAGTATTTAATTTAAAATAGTTACCATACGATGTATCACAACTTAATTTACTATACTCATCAAAGTTAATTAAAACCTCCTCAGATTCAGCATCTTTTACCATATAATAGGAAGAAGTTGGCAAATACTTAGGAGTGACCATTGCTGGTTGTTGATATGCTTTATTAAATGATTTTAGAGGATACTTATCTCTTGCAAAAACAAATATTTTAGCAACACTACCAGCTTTATACGCACTGTTTAATGTCTGTAATGTAATTAGATTTTGTATAGAAGATGACACTGGTTTTAAACTACCTGTGTTAAATACAGCGTCATTCCAACCGACATCAATATATGGACTATAAATTGTATTGGTGTCTTTGCTGAAGAACTGTAACAATCCATTAGTTGGTTGAAGAGGAGGTGTACTTATTTCAAATGAACTCAATAACATAAGTCCCTGATTTGGAATACAACCACACAACCAAGAACGCACAATTTGTGTTATATCCATTGATATATCACTTTGATTACCATAACTGAATGACTGACTACAAATCAATCCACCGTTTACCAATGATGGAAACGAAGTAGAGTTGCAAATCCATTTTGGTTTATTCGTATAAGAAGTTGGAACTTTATAATACCAAGTACCACCTTGATTTTGAAAACTAGCACTTGAATATGAAGATGTTAATAGATAATTTACTTGTTGATAACTATTTGTGATTTTATTACCATACCATAAATTACTACCTGAGTAACTTCTATTGTTCCAAGTAGCACCCAGTTGAGAACCATCGTCTGCATATCTACCATTTCCATTTTCCCAACTTTGACTTATTGGATAAGCATATATAGAGTAATTTAACGGGAGATTTCTCATACCACATGCTTTTAAATTGAGTGTAAATTTTAACTTAGAACTACTAATTTCGTTCTTAGAAATAGACTGACTCAATGTAGTTAAATCAAACTTAATTAATGTTCTGCTAAACTCAGGATAGTTTAAATATGTAGCTGTCGAAGGAGATTTAAAAGACCCACTATATTTACCTTTGAAGTAACCGGCAAAATTTGTGACATCAGCGTAATACAATTTACTGGAGGTTAAAGTTTCTATATATAACTTAGAAGTCGAACCACTGAAACTTCCTGTAAATGATCCTGAATTAAAAGCTCTTACCGGAGAATAAAAACTGGAGCTACACGGTATGCCTGTGTTTGATTTCCCTAATATTCTTCCTCTTAAATTTTTAAAGCTTCCTGTACCTGTCAAAGATGACGTTAATGGACTTGTTGTGTATGTGCGTTTGTTTACTTTTAAATTCGTGAAAAAACTACCAACTCTTACAGAACCAGAAAAACTACCTGTACTCCAACTTCCTGTAAAGAATGAGTAACTGGTTATATTCATACTACCTGTAAATGATCCGGATGCATAATTTGCTGATCCAGAAATATAAAGTGGTTTTTTTGGGTTAGTAGTTACATTGGATAGTCTACCTGTAAAATTAGCAATAAATGATGTATTTGGTATTACCGAAGATGTAAGATTAAAAGCATACCACTTACTACCGGAATAAATGAACAATGAAGATGTGGTGTATGCCAACCATCCATTATTACCATATGAAGAGGCAGTAAGAGGAGCAGTATGCCAATTTGGATCTGTGTACACAGTTTTTTTGCCTGCGTTTGACGCATATATTTCTAATATCTCGTCTATTCCAAAATTTTTGTTTTGGAATTTGTTAGAATTATTAATATAAGTGTCTTGAGATGGATAAATGAAAATATGCATATTATACTACCAATCCTTTTATATCGTTGTCAGGATATTTAATTTCAAATACTGATGGGTCTTTTGATGGATAGAGAATATTATTTTGTGTAGCAATACTTACGTTATATGCTATAGGTGAATAATTACCATCGTCAATTGTTAAATTCTTAATCTTCAACTCAATTACAGATTGGACTCCTTCGTTTTTCATTATTTCAAAATTGAGTTGACTGAGATTTATCGGTTGGTTAAAACTAATATTATCAATATTCAAATAGTTTTTTACAGATTGAATACAATTATTTAATACGTCTCGTTTATTAAAACCAGTGAATACTGTAATTTTAAAATCCAATCCTAAATTGATAATATAACCATCAATAATATTAATTTTATCCGTGAGGATTTTGAAATTATTTAGATAGCTTATTAAATTTTGCAACGTAGCGGGATTCAATGTTGTCAAATTTTTATTAACATCATACCCTAACAAATAAAGATTGTTTGTAAATGGATTACTCGCTTCTAAAAACTTTCTTCTATCCAATGGATTTAACGGATTTAAATCTAATGCTTCATTTCCGCCTTCAGTTATTACACCTTTTATTAATTGGTTATATTGAATACGTCTATTTGAATTGCTTTCAACGTATGCTTTTGAAATATTACCCAAATAAGTTGGCAATGAATACACTCTTAGTAGAATATCATCAGAAGTAACCATTCTATTTTGAGAAGAAAAGTTTAATATAGCATTTTGGCGTATTTCCTCATTTGTATCTGCATCATTACCGCCAGTTGATGAAAGTGGATTATTCACTCTCAGTGAATTTTTAAAATTGTTTAACAGAATAACTTCGCTATCAGTTAAACCGGTTACATCATTTAAATAGTCAGTACTAGCAATCTTATTTATTTCATCAGAATTTACATTCGAATCTAAACCACCACCAACGACGTAATTAACTGTCAATGTTGTATTTGATGGAGACACGCCATATGAATTGGCCTTTAATACATTTGTACCATCTAAAGATATATTTAAATTCTTTAAATTGGATAAAGCTACACCGACATTGGTTGGGTTTGGTATAATAACTGTATTTTCATAATTTTCCGTATTTGCTCCAAATTGAATATAAGTAAAATTATTCTGATCCACAGTTGTGATAAATCTACGTTCAGTTCTTAGATATTTTAAAATCTTAGGAGTTTCATTTCTATATGGTGATAATGTTTGATTGGTAAGAGGTACATTATCAATTAAAAGTGGAATTGTATCCTGCGCTAGATACTGGGTTTCATAGTAATTGTTTCCATTAGAATCTACCACACTGATTATTTTAACTACGTTGGTTTCATCTAACTTTATTTTCAAAAATGATTGTGGGTCTCCAACACTAAATGTTTTTGATATTATTCTACCAGAATAACATTGCGTAGATTTCTTAATCAAGTAAAATAATGGCGCTCCTGTATTATCACGATTGTAAACACTTATTTGTCTTGGGGAAAATAAAGTGTCTTGACTAAAATCTACACTTTCTTCGACTATAAATGACACACCTGATACACTAGATAGTTGCGTATATGGTTTTAGAATCAAGCAGTATCGTTCATCAGGTACATATTCGCCATTAACGCCCGAAGTACGTGTAGCGGGCAACAATTGAAACAATTCTACATTAGTGGATGATACTGAAGATACTTTCGGTTTATATCCCAAAAATTGAGCTTGGTTTATAATATTTTTACGTTCACCCGCAAATTGAATAAAACTTTCTTTAAATTGATAATCGGTGTAATATGACAATACATCTCCCACAAAAGCCGCTTGTTCGATGAAGATTTGGCCTGGGGAACTTTCACTGAAATCTTTATAACTTTGTGGATAATACTGTTTAGTGAAATCGATCAGTTGTTGTTTTAAAGAAGTAAAATCACGATTTAAATACAAAACGTCTTTTGTATTAGCCTTGAATGTTTTGTTAATTAATTGTTGCATTATATATTATTGTTTGTGATGATCACTTCAGTTGTCGATTTTAATTCTTTGTAACTAAAGGCTACTTTTATAAATATTTTATTATAATTATTATTTACAACATCATTTTCCAATAATTGAACTTTAACGTCTTCAACTATTATACCATTCATAAATCTATTTACATCATTTTGAATAAGATTTACTAACATCGGTAACATTTCACCCAATTCATTTTGATCAAACAATACTTTATATAATGAAGAACCAAATGCATTATTGAACCTACGTTCTCCAGGTTTGGTTAATAAAAGATTGCGTATATTACTAGAAACTTGAGAAATAGTATCAGTATTTGTTTCAAAATAACCATCTTGACCCAATCTAAAAGGTATTTTAAGTCCTAGTGCTTTTTTAGCCATAATTAAACCTTAGACTTCTTACTATCCACTGCTTTTAGTAAAGCCCGATAATCTCTGTTTATCGCTGAATAAACTCCTTTTACAGGAGCAGGAGCATTTTCAGGCACTTTGGTCTCTGTTATAACTTCTTGTGTACCACCTCCATATCCGCCCATCATACTAACCATACTACCTTCTTGTGGCACACCACCAGTGGTTTGGTTTAAAATATCATTCAACATTGGGTTACTGGTATACTTTACAAACTTCTTTGTAGGTTTAACTTGTTCCTCAACAACATCAGATTCATTCATCACATCCAATTCTTTTAGAATTTGTTGTTCCAAATCAGATTCAGATGAAACAGCTGATTTTTTCTTGGCTTGAATAACTTCTTTAGAGAATATTTCTGCCAATTGAAGTTTAAGTTCAGATTGTACTACACTTCGTACCTCTTGTTGTACCGTTTTCTTAATGAATTCTTTTAATATATCTATTTTAATATTATTATATATAATTATTAACCCAAACTAGATTTAGGTAAATTTAATAATGCTTATACGATTTTTATATTAGATGGTCTTGGTATCTTGACTATCTTAATACGAGGTGTACTAGGTGGCTTTGGTATATTTGGTTTAGGCATATCCTTCTTTATGCTGGCTAATTTAGCCGCCGCTGCACCAACTGCTCCTCCTGATACAGCTCCAATTAAAGCACCTTTTCCACCCCCAACTATTCCACCTATTCCAGCTCCTAATCCACCGCCAGCTAAAGCTCCTCCTGTTACACCTCCGACGGATAATCCGGCACCAAGTGCAGTACCACTCAATCCGCCTATTAATGCTCCTTTACCACCCCCAGCTAAAGCCCCTACTCCAGCACCAAGAGCACCACCTAATAACCCACCTTTTAACCCTTTGGCTAATTCGGAAGTGGATTCAACCATACCTGTTTTAGCATTTACAAATTTATCATTTCCAGCTATAGATTCAGGACTAAACTTATTAGGCGACCAATCCTTACCCAAACCATCCGGTTTACCAATTGCACTTTGTGTTTTATCAGCTGCACTTTTAACTTGAGATGTAGCACTACTTGCTGCGTCCTGGGCTTTTGAGGCTGCTTGTTGTGCTGCATTTGCATCTAACCCCTTTACTTCTTGTGTTGGGAGTTTTATGTTAGGATTATCTACTACAGGAGCTTTGTTAACTACTCCTGATATCGTTTGTGTAGGTGGTCCTACTAAAGCAGGATCTGGATCGGTAAATGGATCTTGTCGTTCCACTTTTATACCTTTACCAGAACCACTAAGTTGATCGGATAGTGTTCGTACAAGAGATTCTCTTGCTTCTTTAAACGCATAAAGAAAAGCTTCTTCAGGAGTTTTACCTACAGAAATTAAACTTTTATTGGCAGCAGCTATAATTACTCGTAAAGTTTTACCAGTTGACGTTATTCTTGGAACTTTAACATCTCCACTCAAAACTAAAAATACTCTAAAAAGACCCGTAAGTTCGTCACGGACTGTTGTTGAAAAGTTTCCATTTAAATCAAAACTCCATTCATTTGGAAATCTTGCGTCCGGAGATAAATTTCTTACGGGTACATCAAATACAGATGAAGCTGATTGATCAGTTTTTAAATTTGGATTAACAAGATCAATTTTAGAATAAAAAGCATTTATTGCTTTTCTATATTCATTAGCATTAAATACTGCGCCATTCCAAGGCACCACTTGTGTATAAGATATATAATAGTTACTCATTATATTTAATTAATTACTCTTTTTAATCTACTAGGACTGAAATTCAAATTCAACTTGTACTGGACCTTCACGGCGATTTCTACCTTTGAAATCACCCACAACTCCGGCTCCTGTAACAGTATTTATTACCACTGGATCTTTACATTCGCCGCCACTTCCAATTGGTTTAACTCCATTACTACCAGGCGCATATCCACCACCTGTTACGAATACTCGTCTACTTAGTGTTTTATGTAAATTATCTCTTAATAATTGTAGTTTAATTTGTTGTACAGGTATTTGTGTTTGATCTGGATTAGCGTCCTTTGTATTTTCAGGAGTTGCATTTCCTGATCTAGGATGTGTATGTGGATGTGGGTGTACGTGATGATGCCAATGAACGTGGTCCAATAACCAATTACAAAGATCATACATCCAGTCTACAGTTGTTTGACCTAATAATGCTGGTTCATTTGTTTCGCCATATTGTCCCAAAAATATTTGCGGCGCATTTATAGTAGCGGTATTATTTGTAGTTATAACTACGTTGTCATTAGCGTCCACTGTATATTCACTATCAGTGGTTACGGCATACCTTTTTTTACTAAAATGTAGTGTTTCCGCAAATCTACTACTTAGTACCAATCTATCTGTATTTATTACTACTTGATCGCCGTTTAAAGTTGGAAACTTAAATGAGGTCGAACCTTTAGGGTTGAATCTTATTTGTTCTTCGGTTGGTTCTCCATTTGACGTTATACCAAATATACTTTTATAAACTGTAGTTTTCCACTCACTTGATGTTTTGCCACTTGTTAACTGAATGGTAGATCCATCGTTATTAATATCTTCTGGTATTTGTCCGCCAAAATTCTTTTCAACCGGTGTAATTTTAGGAATAGGTGGCAATTTAGGATGTAATTGTTGTGGTTCATCTAAGGCAATATTTCGTTGTCTATTTCTAATAGTAACTTTAGGATTACCATATCCACCGCCAATTGAGTCTTTCAATAAATTGCCATTTAAATCGTAAGATGAATATATACCTTTATCATTTTGTCTATTATCATCATATGCACTAAATCGAATTGACTGACCAAATCTACTTTCTATTATAGTATCACCTTCATTTTTCTTAACCAATCTTATAAATGGATTTGAAATAAAATATTGTCCCACGTATCCTATATTATTATACTTCGAATAAATTGGAGCTGATGTATAAGTGGCTCTATTACCATCAAAATAAAAAGGTACAGCCGGCTTTCCATCTTCACTATATACTGTTTCAACTGTATAATCAATATTATTGGGGAAGTTGAATTTGTTTAATGGTTTACTATAGTAATAATTGTTTCCAACCTTTTGCACCAATACCAATTCATTAACCAGTGGATATTGTGTGATAGTTTGTTCAAGTGGTATAGCCCAAGGTAATTTTTCAACCGATGACTTTTTTTCTTGTGATAATATTCTTACTTTAGCACGACCAATATAAGAAAAATCCACATCGTTTTCATTTGCTGGTTCATTCTTATAATTAAGCGGAACAGTTTGTGGATTTATTTTTTGTTTATAGGCATCTTGTAATTTTATATGAGTTTCGTCGAAAATTACATCGACTACTACAGCAAGTTGTATGGGTGAACGAATATCAACCAAATCTTTTATTTGCTGATCATTTAGTTGTGGTGATTTATTTGATTTGGATACGTCTGTGCTTACCATATTATTCACCTTTACTGATTGTTATAACTTCTTCCATCAATTGTTTACGTTCGTCTTCACTTAATATCATAGAAGAACCTTCGCCGCTAGCTTCACCTTTAGCCACTAAACGTTGTACAACAGATGCTAACTTAACTAACTGTTCATCGTTTTTAATGCCTACATCATAGTAATCTTTAATCATAGGAACTATGATAGTAGCGTCATTGATAGTTTTAATCAAACTTCGTAACTCCGATATTAATATATCAATTTGATCCTTTTTACTCTCTGAATTTTTCACTATGTCCTTACAAAGACCCGAAAAATTCTTTCCTTTGTAAATTTCAAAATTTAAGTCCATATATCTATAAATAGAAAAACCACTCCGTTTGGAGTGGTTTATTTGTTTTGTTTTGTGTTATACTTTACCGCTGTCTATGTAATTTTTCATAACTACATTTTGATATGATTTCATTTTATTAATGATTTTAGTAATTTGTTGTGTTTTACAATTACTTAATTCTCTTATATATAAGTACAGTGTTTTTTTATTAAAATTTTCAATTCTATCACTACTACGAAATAGTTCAATTACTGCATATGCTATATTAAGATCTTTTTGTTTGGTGAATATCTTTGTTAGATTTTTTTCCCAATAGTTAATTAACAATTTCATAAACTCCTGGGTTTGAATGGTCTTATGATGTACATCTTCTGTTTGCAAACAAACGCAATCGTCGCCTGGTGTGTCACTGATATCTACGTGTTGATTAAATCTTTTATAATTGTTATTATTATGAAATATCAAATAGTTTTTAGCAACAATACTGAAATAACTAAAAGCTTTGCCTTTACCCGCTTCAAATTTGTGCATATTAGAAACCAAATGAGTCACAGTTTCTTTTTGAATTTCCAACGGACTATTATCAAAATAAGTAAATTTAAATGTATTGAATATGTTTTCAACTAATTTATCAAAACTATACTTTATACGATTTTCATATATTTCGTTTCTTATTACCATATCTGTCGCTAAATTATACTCAATAATTGCTTCTTCTGTCTTTTTAGAAAAATAAATTTTTTCCTTCTTGTTTCTACCCCGGCGTTTTTTTCTAACATCTGTTAATTCTTCTACTTCTTTATTAATAGCGTTTAAATCATTAATTACTATTATATCTTTACTGGTAATATTTCTTGGAACATTAATTTCAGATAAGTTTTTAGATTCATATGTAATATCTAATTTTACTTTATTTTTTTTAGCCGGTTGATTTTTAACTACTTTTTTAAAAGATGTTATTTTAGTTGGTTTTTTGATTTTTTTGTTAACACTATTTACCATAGAAGTAATTTTACGTTTTTTATCTGTTACTACTTTAGTCGTTTTTTTATTTACAACTTTACTTTTTTTTGTTTGTTTCATTCAAGTAATAATATCAAACGTTATCGGTTTCTTCTTCTTTCACTTTTTTATTCAAAGAGTTAATTGTTTGTTTTAAATCTGAAAAAAGAAAACCAACGTCGTCATCTTTTTCAAAGATACCACGGTTATCAACGTCTTTCAATTTATTATAAGTATTTTCTACCGATTTTTTAAAGTTTATTATCCAGTCTTCCAAAATGTCAATCTGGTTAAATAACTTTTTCAATGTGATTAATAAAAACACATTAACTGCTACCGATATAAACAGTAATATTAATAATAAAATTTCAATCATTGTCTGTAGGTAGTTCGTCGTCCACTTCCACGAATTCTGAGATATAATCTAAAGCGTCATTCAATGTTTTCCAACACGATTCGTCGTATGATCTTTTGATCAACTTATACAATTCTTTAAGTTCAGTTTCATCCATGCTTATAATTACATATATATGTAATCGTGACAAATCGATAAAAAAATTATTTTAAATTAAAAACTAAACATACCTCTTACTCCTGTTTTACTTTTCCGATTAACTATTTTCTCAACCTCAACAGGCTTCTCCACTATACGTTCAACTATTTTCTCAACCTCAACAGGCTTCTCTACTATACGTTCAACTATTTTCTCAACCTCAACAGGCTTCTCCACTATACGCTCAGCCGTTGAATGTGTTGGTTTGTTGTCAGACTCATCTGTAGATTTTTCTTGTTTTTTGTATAATTCATAATTTTTGTCTTCTTCGACATAAACCTTTTTTGTACTTATATTATACGCCAATAATAATACGACGGCGAGTGGATCAAATACAGTAATAAGCACCACAATGAACCATTTTACCACATTTTGAATGGTTGTATTAAATTGATCGGCGACGAATTTAAACGTTATAATATCTTTCTTCTGACTATTATCTACTTTTAACTTGAAAATAGCATCATCAACAGCTGTTGATTTAGCACTATAGGTTTTGATTTTATCATTTTCGTTTTCTAACTGTTTATTAAGATCTGTAATTTGATCGTTAATTTGATTTTGAATATTTTGTAGTTGAATTGGATTTCGTGCAATTAGTACATTTGTAAGCACTTCATTTAATCTATTTTCCTGACTACTTCTTAGCGTATACAGTTTTTCTATAGATTTTTTTGTAGACTCAATTTTACTGATCTCTTCTTTTTTCTGAGATTCCAGTGTTGAAATTTTATTCAATGATAGTTCAGTTTCTAAAGATGATTTTTGAAAAGCCGCCGTTAAAAATCCAAATACACCCAATGATGTTATAGCCATTAATGAGAATACGGCGGTTATCATATAGATTCTCATTAGAATATTAGCACTATTCCAGTATCTAAATAACCAAGAAGTTGTTACCAATTTACCAAGTTCTAATGAGGATGCCATTATCATAACAGCAATCGTAGCGCCTGAAAATAATAATCCTATACCATATACGCTAAAATAAGCAGCACATCCTGCGATTAAAAGTGATGTAAATATTACCAAATGTTTAAACTGTATCATATCTATAAATATCTACAAAATAAAAACCCCATTCAATTAAATGAACGGGGTTTAATATAACCTTGACTGAATATTACTCAATCTTTATTTTTTTGGTTTCTGGAATTGTAGGTTTGATCTTTGACAATGTAACCTTTAACAACCCATTTTCAAATTTTGCAGATGGATTTTTTCGATCAATTTGATCGCCTAATGTAAAACTTCGTTTGAAATTGCTATGTTTCAGTTCTCTACGAATATACTTTCCTGTAAATTCCCTATCGTCAACCTTTTTAATCTTTTGACCACTGATAGTAAGAACATTTTCTTGTACATCAACTGAAACGTCTTCTTTAGAAAGACCAGGAATTTCCGCTAGAATTTCTACACGGTCATTGTAATCAACAACATCTACACGGGGATAACTTTGTTTTTCAAAAAAACCAACGCCCAGTTCTTTATTTAATTCTGGGAAATGTGCCGCGAATACTTCATCGAATACACGGTCAAATGGCGTTAAAAACTCATCACGATCAACGTGACGTAATGCAAACGGACTATATTTAATTACTGACATATATTTACCTTTCTTTTAATAATTCTATTGAACTTATTAACCTAATAGCCTCACTCGAGCACTATAGTGAATAACACATCTGTGTCATTCAAGAATATATATGACATAAATTCAGAAAAATGTCAATATTTTTTATCCAGCGGACGAAACTCCGCCTGTTTGACATAAATTAATGTAATTTTCACTATCTACATTATTATTGTTTCTTCTCAAAAATAAGATATAAAAATTTGCATTTCCTAATATAGGATTGGTTGTTGTAACCGTGTAAGTGCCTGAAAATTGACCTGATGCACCTGGTGTACACACATATTCTTGTCCACCCGCTGGATCCAAAATCCAATTGATACTAACTGAATAACCATCTTGTGTTATACTTGTTGGTAATGTACATCCTGAATTTGGCAAAGCATTAACAACTGCTTTGGCAAAAGTTTTATCAGCTGATGTACCAGTTGTATATGCAATTGTTACCACCGTTCTAAGTTTTATTTGCGTCCAACTTTCCAACATACTGGGATTGTAACTTACACATCCTAAATTACTTGTTACAGGCGTAACTACAGGAGGTGCTACTGGAGTAACAACTTCTTTTTTACATTTATTTTTATCTGATAAAAATGCAATTGTAATATTTTCAGATGTTTGGTTATATCCTGGTGGAAGAGTGAATACAGCTTCATTTTTTATATAAACATATGTTGGTTGATTTGAATTTGAATAATTTACAATTCCGACTCCTATACTTATTTTTTTAGATTTATATGGTTCAATAGAAATAGGAGATTGAGGATCAATTGTAACAGGCAATAACAAAGAATTTAATACACTACCATCGTAATTTGTCCAATTTTGATTCAACGTAATTGTCATTGAATCGGGGTTGTTATTTGTAATTACAAAACTTCCTGTATGTTTTATTTGTGTTAAAAGTGTAGGATCACATATTTGTGGAGATGTAGATGTTCCACAAGTACAATTTATAGAATTTATTCCATCCCAAGATCCTATATTTCGTGGCCAATTTGGCGTTTTCAATGCGGTGACAACACAACTACTTTTATCAGATGAAAAATAAAAATAAGATTGCTGAATTGAGTTTATATAATAATTCGAATCTGTAGTTGCGGTAAATGGACAAATTAAATGTACACTAGTCGGTTGACTTGGATTATTATAATTGTTTTTTCCAAATGACACTGATATTTTTTTACTTTCGTTTGGTTGTACTATGATCGGTGAATCAGGATTCATCTCAATAGGAGTAAGTAAAGAATCTATAGCAGTTCCATTTATTTGATTTTTCCAATTATTTTTATCAAATGTAAGTGTCATTGGTTTAATAGACATGTTGTTTGTTATTATAAAACTACCACTATGTCTCACTTGAGTTGTAGAAGATGGATTTGATACAATCTGAGCTGAATTTGGATTTGAATTGCAAGATAATTCATCTATTGATATATCTTGCCAAAAACTTGGATTGGGCAAATATTGTTTGAGAGGCAAACTTATATTACAAGAATTTTTATCAAAACTAGCTATAATCTCGCAATTTTGATATTGTGGAGAATATCCTAATGGCAAAGTCAAATTTACAGAACCTTTTACGGTAAAGATTTTTGGTTGAAGTTCATTTTGATAATTAGATAACCCGAAACCAATGCTAATTTTACGTGTACTGTTGGCCAAAATAGAAAACATTCCAGTTGGTGCAAAATCAACTGTACTAATTAACGAATTTAAAGGAGTTCCATCTAAGTTAGTCCAAGTCGGACTTATAGTAGCTAACATCTCCGCATTGTTATTATTTGTAATTATAAAACTACCACTGTGTTTTATTTGAGTGGTCGAAGTCGGATTACATACTGGCTGAGTATAACCATCACCGCAATCTAAATAACCACATCTTGGTCCTGTAAATGAAATATTGGTTGGGAAGTTACCAACTAATGTTGGTGATGTTGCACACGATGATGCATTTGAATCTTGGGTGCCTAAAATGTAAAGTGTAATTTGACCAAATGTGGATGTATTTTCAAACGAATACGCGTATGAAGGATTTGTTCCACCTGAACTAGTAGCGGTTACCAATCCAGTGTAAAAATACCCAAGTGGGCCATCAGGTGTAGCTGATTTTTGTAAAATCAATCCGTCAAAGGACAGTGTTCTATTGTGTCCCAAATTGTCTTTATAGGATATAACTGGCAAAAGTTGTTCACTCGATTTATAAGTCGTAATATTTGGATTCTGTAATAAACTATTTAAGTTATTTAATATGTTAGACAAATCTGTTATCTTTGTATTTGTATAACCATTGGATGTTTTATCACTATTGATTTTTTGAAACAATAAAGAACTTGCTATAGATAAATCTGCAGCCGACATTGTGTATGTATAGGTGGTATTATCAACAACAGTACTTGTACAAGTGCCTATAAACATACTAGATGTAAATGCATTTGACAAACAATCCTTAGAAACCAATTTATACGCTTTTGTATTAACCAAATTATAAAATGATTCAATATTATCACCAGATTTAGCGTAAGAAAACATCTTATTCCACCCAGAATCCACAATAGGTGTAGTGATATTTGACTTGGAGTATAGTGTATATTGATAAACTTTGTCTTGTATATTATTGGTCAAAAAGTTATTATTTTGTACTACACTAGGAGAATAAATTTTAACAGTAGCGACACCAGTTGAAGCGGCTACACTAAAAGAACTACTTATATAAGAGGCGCCATAAAATTCACTAAACTTTATAGGCCGTCTATTGTCTTTATTTATAAAACCAACGCCTATAGCCTTTGTTATATTAATCGTACTTGAATCGTTGTTTGAATTTCCGATTCTATTTTCCAATTGATAATAACTTTGTGATATAGAAAAATTATTTGAGCCTGGATTATAAAAGTTGCTTAATAAACTATTGATCGAAAGATTTTCGCTATTATTTGTTTCGCTTTTGAAACTCAATGGGCCAAACCTGTTTAATATATTGACAGACATATATCCTATATATATTAAGATTCGATCTTATTTTTTAGTTCTTGAACTTCTTTGTGTAGTTCTTGAATAGATTTTAGTAGCAATGCGATAAATGGATTATATTTTACAACTTTATATCCTTCAAGATTTTCAATTACTAAATCAGGATACAATTCCTCAATTTGTTGTGCAATAACACCAAAGTCTTTTTTTCCATTTGACTTCCAATTAAATTCTATTGGATGTATTTGATTAACTTTGGATAAAGCATTTTCTATAGTTTTAATGTTATCTTTAAGTCTTATGTCAGATGAAGCGAATGTGGAAAGTGCAACTATATCACCTCTCACGTCCAATTGACCGCTGCCACTTACACGTAACAATTTTGTTTGACTGCTACCTGATGTAATTAAAAATACATTAGTATTTGGGTTATAGCTTGTTGGCCAACCAGTGGATCCACTTAAATGTAAGTGTAATTGAGCATTTACATAATCAGAACTTACTATATTACCCACACTTAATAGTCTTTGTCTTACGCCTAATACACCCCATCCAGATTTACCGGAGTGCCAAATTACATCTCTGCCTGGTAAAGCTGATGAATTTATATGAGATCCCGAATAATAAATTGCAAAATTAGCAGCAGTTCTTAAATAATTGTTAGAAGTTTGTAATCCCAATCCAGACACAGATTGTCCCGATGACGAATATTGAATAATTTGTTCGCCTACTGATGAAAATTGTAGAGGGTTATTAACTGTGATTCTCCCCGCAGGCATACTTCCGAGGTTATTGATACTTGAATTTCTTACAATATAATTTGTAGAAGTTAAAGCCGATGTGCTTGTCCAATAAGTAAATTGATTTGAAGTGCCTGTTCCAGATACTAATCCTCCTAAGTTCAAAGCATACGATGCTGTTTTAGCACAACTAGCTGTACCATAAAATGCTACTTTTCTATTGACATTATAATGATTTGAAGCACTAATATAACCTTTTATACTAGCTGAAACACTTCCTGAAAATTGTCCTTTTAAAATTCCATTAAAACTACCGGTCGATTTGGAGTTTTTACTAATAATTGAACCATACAAACTTCCGCTAAAACTGCCACTAGCGTTTGCTTTTTTAGTTAATATATAACCACTGAAACTACCACTCAATGATCCGGAGGTTTTAGATTTACCTGTAGTCGATCCGTTAAAGCTGCCTGTAAAACTACCTGTATTACTGCCGTTAAAATTTCCACTAAAACTACCGGAGTGTTTTCCTTTAAAGCTACCTGTAAAACTACCTGTAAATTTACCACTTAATGTTTTCGCAGATCCGGAAAAACTTCCTGTGTATGAACCCGTTGTCGATGATAAAAATTTTACAATATCGCCTAATGTACTTTTTCGAGAGTATAAGTCATTGGACGATCCGGATTCAATTGTTAAGATTAAATCCTTAGCTGTTAATGTGTTGTATCTTACAAGATCACTAACTTTTACTTGTTGTATTAAATTACAGGTAGTTGACATAATTACTTCCAGGCGTAAATTTTAATATACCACTTTGACGTATCAATATTGTATTGTGATATTACATTAGTACTATTATTGTAATCATATGTGGTAATACTAGTGAAAGTGGGTACTATTACTAATATATTACTTGAATGTGAAACAACACTGCATATTGGTTTTGTTTCATTATTAAAAAATGAAGTTACATCAACTTCTTGGTTTATAACAAATCTACCGTCATTTGCTTGACAATTTAAAACCACTCTTACTAAAGACGGTGTTGAAGAAAAACCATGCGAAAAAGAAAATACATTTCCCAACAAATATGTATAAAAACTATTTGAATCAGTTGTGGTGTTAAATAAAGACGTTGTATAACCAGATATACCATCTGAATTAACATAATCTTTTAAATCTGATAAAGTAGATTTTCTGGAATATTTTGATCCACCTGTATTTTCTATAAGCATCAATTGATCCGACGCTTTTATATTATTATAGCTCGCAAGATCACTGACTTTTATTAATTGAACATTTAAACTATTACACGGAGTTGCCATATTTTATAAATATAAACTATTAGGAATAAGAAGCTGCGATTCTATTAATAAGAATTTCACTGCCCATCAATACAATGGAATATAGATCTCTGGACCCATTTGATGGATTAGATGCTGCACCACTTGGCCACTTTAAAGAATTGGTAGTACCAGTGGCCCACGTAAATGATGTTCCGCCACTATTATTATAGAAATATAAATAACACACTTTCTTCTGTGTGAGATTTACATTAAATGTTTGAGCGGCTGTAGCTGTTAGATAAATCATATCATAATCATCAAAACTCAAATTAGTTGTTGCAGCTGCAATAGTAGCACTTACAGTTGTTTGATCTTTTTGATAATTGCCTTTAAAAGATCCAGTTATGATAGCACTATCTGTTTTGGAAATAAACGAACCATTATCAACTTTGATACTTCCATATGAATATATCTTGCTACCACTGATGGATCCATACGCACGCATATCACCGCTACTGGATACATAAAATGTATTTGCGAAACTACTTGATCCATATTGGACTAATATTGCAGTTTGTTTATTTTCTACACCAACTGGTGCTCCGCCAACAAAATTACCAGCTAATACTGATCCAGCAACGTTCGCTGCTTGATTACTACCACTAAACATTCTGATTTGCAACTTAGCACGTAAATACTTATTTATAGAACCAGTTGGCTCTGATGGAGGTTGTATGCCTATACCAACTGAACCATCTCTTGCAGCTGAATCAGTCTGAATATATGGCCAGAAGTAAAAACCATTACGTACTTGTTTTAGTGCAACCATTACGCCACCTGTATCCGATGTTCTTGTTGTAATAGTACTATTTTTAAGATGATAGGATCCTGTAGTAATACTCAATGTCAAACTACCACTAGTAACAGATGATATAAACCATTGATCTTGATTTGGATATTTGGTTGATCTGTTTTTATTTTGTAATACAAATCCAGCTGTACTATATATACCAGATCCTCTATTTACTACAAAAAGATTGGATTGTGCATATTTAGACGAAGCTGATATATAAAAATTAATTTGTCCAGATTCATTTTTATAAAATAGTGGAGACGTTGTTAATCTATTACCATCAAAATATGGTACAGCACTTGAACTATTTAAAGATCCTTTTAATAAATAAGAGGATGTTAATGAAGTAGTTGCTGAATCGGCGGATATGGCGTATAAAGCATTATCAACTGTTCCAAGAACAGTTGCAGCTCGCAATGCGTATGAAGCACTAGTGGTTCTAGTAGAATAACTACCACTTATAGCTTTACTTGAAGTACGTGCGTAACTACTTGAAAAAGAAGAATATTTTAAATTGCCATTATAAGAATAACTAGCTGTGCCGTTTGATGTTAAATTAGACCAATTCAAATATGAAGCTGAATCTGCAGTAGTTGACATACACATACTTGAAGTACGTGCGTAACTACTTGAAAAAGATGATAACTTACCCACCCCATTATAAGAATAACTGGATGTGCCTACAAATAATGGAGATTCAATATATACACTGGAATATATACTAGCAGCGGATATATTGTTAAATACACTTGTACCTGTTGTAGATGTTACATTGCCTGTTAATTTACCTTTTAAACTACCGGTCATTGAAATATTACCACTGCCAGAAAATCTTCCTGAAAATCCATTTACGGAATAAATCTTTGACCCTGATATAATTGAAGGTACTGTTGTTCCAATTGAAGAATTGTTAATAGTAACACCTCCAATTGCACCAGCATTTATAGTAATGTTATCTATCTCAGCATTTGTAACGTATAAATTATTATTTATGTCTACATTATTAAAAGAACTTTTACCTGTACCAACCGTTACGTTGCCTAATAAACGTCCTTTTAAACTGCCTGTTACACCAATACTAGCTGTAATTTGTTCAATCTTAAACGGTGTATTTTCAAGATTCAATCCACTTGGATAATCTAAAATTGTTATTTGACTATTTATACCATTTCCTGTAAACGAAATATTACCCCCGCCGCCAATTGATTGATTAACATCTATCGTCTTTGCATAAATTCCCAAAAACGTTGGTGATGCCGGATTGTATCCAATAGTAAGATAATCGCTTACTATAGCTCTTTTAAATAAATTTGGTACCTTTTGACTTATGACGGAATAGTTATCACTTTCAAAACTTCTGAATGAACCTGTGTATGTGTTGTTTGGACCTGCAAAATTTAAACCGTTAAATGATGTTAAAAGATCACCTGTCTTTTGTACGAAACTATTGACAGTAGATTTTTTAGTTGAGTTGCTACTTACACTTTGTATGATTAAATAATCATTGTTTCCAATATTACCAGATGTTAATGTTGGTAATTCGGGAACGGTTCTACCTTGATTGGATACTATCGCCATAATATATTAATAATTATTAATCAACCGAGGTTTTTTAGTTTTTTTAATATAAATTTTACTAAACCACTTCGAACAATGTCTTCTTCATCAAATCTGAATACATAAATTCCATTGTTTCTACTTTCTTCATCGTCGAAAATGTTCATCGTTGGCACAAATCCACTTTTACCATTAATATCACTTTGATCTGGATCGCCACAGATAAATAACTTACTGAATTCACCCACACGTGTGATCAATGTTACTAGTTCTTTTTTAGTCATATTCTGCGCTTCATCTGCTACGATACATTTAGCATTCCAACTTAAACCACGTAAGAAATTGATTGGGAATCCATGAATACGTTCCTCTTTTTTCAATTTATCAATGTCGTGTTTTGGCAACAATTCTTCTAATTTATCTATCAATGGTTGGATGTATGGACTCATTTTTTCATCCATTTCACCCGGCAAAAATCCTAATTTATTATCGCTGCTTTCAACTATACTTCTAACATATACAATTTCACTCACTCTCTTATGATTCAACAAGGTTAAACCTGCTAATATGGACGTATATGTTTTGGCAGTTCCAGCTGGACCGGAAATAAAGACTAGTTTGGTTGTTTTATTTTGTAGTAAATTTAATAATTCAATTTGTTTAGGTGTAAGTTGTCGTTCATCTATTCTAACTGATTCCTTAATTTTTTCGTTTTGGTGAACCTTTGGACTTGTGTCTTTTTTCTTGTTCATTTTTTTGGTTTAGTTGTTGTTTAATATTTAAAACACGTCCGCAATGTTCATATGTCTCAGATGAGATATAGTAATTATAAATATTATTTAAATTACTTTCAAATGAATCACGGACTAATACTACTATGAAATCAGAATCTTTAAAATTAAAGACCTCTATCGCATTCAAATTGTTTTTCACCGCATAACATATTGACGAAACAACTTGTTCCATCAATTTAATTTTATTGACTTTAATCAAACTCTCCATCTGACTATAGTCAGATGGCAAAGTTAATGAAGAGTATTTATCTATCATCATATATAAGTATATAAAAAAAAATAAAGACGTTACCGAAGTAACGTCTTTTCACAATCAATTTAACCACCTCTTACTTTTTCTTTTTCTTCTTTGTTGGTTTACTGTCGTCGGTTTCGACATTTTCTATTGCTGGTTTGGTTGAATTTAACTGATGTAACTTTTTAGTGGATGAATTTTTCCAAGAACGAATTGTTTCCGGAGACGCATCTACGTATGTTTTGCTTAGCTGTAACAAATCTAGTACTTCTTTTTCTGTACTAGCTGCATTAATCTTCTGTTTCAAGCCAAATATATTACCACTCATTATTTACCTTTCACTTCTACAATTTCAATTTTAGACCCATCTGGCCATCGATTAAGAATCGAAGACCAATGATCATATTCAGTTTTAGCTTCAACTTTGGATCCATATTCTAAATCTGAAACTCGTCTACCATCACGTAGAATTACGTACTTAATATTGCTATCCATAATACTATCACTTTTAACTGTCATACTAATTTATACTTTAATATTTAAACGTGGTAATATACTCACAAGTTCTAAGATTACCAGCCTTAGAACATAATCTGATAATACATACAAATAACATCTGTGTCAACTTTATTTTAATCAACATTTATTTACATCTATATATTTATTAAATATGATATCTTTATTGGGGGAAAATCAATGGTTAAATCCGAATTTATCTAAACGAGAGATTGATAATTTTAAAAAATCCGAATTTACATTCAATCGAATGCTAAATGAATTAGCTATTCTACACGAATGTATAGAAAATAACACTTTACATTTAGCAGAATTTAAACTAAGTGTTGGTACTCGTAAAACATTAAGAGAAATATACAAACGCAATCAACAAATTTCAGACATATCACTGTTAGTAGAAGCCGCTACAGATCCAGTATCAACAGCTGATACTTCAAAAAATATATTATCACTGATCAATAAATTTCACGGTGATAATAAACAATATCTAGATAATGTTGGCTCCGATGTGAGACTAAAAGACACATCCATACCAAAAAATATTGGAGCCGAACCAAGCATCATTCAAAAGGCTGCATTAAAAACAAAAGAATTAGGTGGTAAAGCCGGTCAGATTGCAATGAACCTATTTCAATCGATTGTAGTAAATGCATTAAATAGATTTGTAAGTTGGTCGTCTTCATTAAAATCAGATATATTGGATGCTAAAAAACAAGGATCAGCTTGGCAAATGATAATGTCCAAATTGGGTCCAAGTATGAAGATTGCAAAAAGAGCATCTGATGGTACCATAACATATGAGAATGATTCTTCTGGAAAATCAACTCTTGATCAATTACAAAATTTTACAAAATTAAATCCAAAGTGGACCAATACAATAATCGGTTTGTTAATTAACATCACAAAAATGTTATCGGTATCATTCGCGGGTGCTACTGTAGGCACATCATTGGCAATCGGCGTTTTAGTTGGTTTATTAATAAGAACAATTGCTGGTCATTATCTCAAAAAAGAATCTTGGGGAGATGCGTTTAAAAAGGCATTAGTAGTCACAGGTTTATCATTGGTTGGTGGATCACTTACAAAAGGATTATTTAGTTACTTCAAAGGCGGAGGATTCATTGATGGAGCTAAATCTTACTTTACAGGAGATGCGGCGCCTGCTATATCAGATAAAAATGACGCATCAAGTAGAGAAACTGCAGATAATTTCTATAATTCTGTAGGAGAGAGGAAAATGAATCAAGCTATTAATGCAGTAAAAGGCAAAGCTAATTTCGGAGATGTTATAACTCATAGAGATACTGACTGGAGTAAAAGATTGGAAGATGCTACAGGGCAGGAGGATCCAGATGCATATTTAAAATTTTTAGGGAATGCTGCGGCTCAAGGCGATGAAGCTTCAAAGAGAGAGCTTTTAGGTCTGTTAAAACAAGCAGGTCCTATGCCTAAAGCTGATTTCGATGAGTTAAGTAACGCCTACGGGTTAGATGATAATCAAAAAATGGCTTTTATTAAGTTGTTTAAAGTGAAGAGTGATGTAGCATCACAAGCCGTAACACGCACAGCAACTGGTGCTGCACAATCCCTAAAAGAACTTGGAAAACTCGCACTGGGCGGAGATGCAAAAGCAGCAGATGCCTATATGCAAAAGTTTTTGGTAGGGGGTAAAGGAGGCGAAACTCAATATAGAATCTTGAAGACTGCATTTGATGCTGGCATCATCGACAAAGAAAAGTTTTTCTCAGGTGTTGGAACACAGACACTTAATTTGAGGGCTGAATTAAGAGGATACGTACCTGTGAGTATCAACGGTGTGAGTGTTATTGATTATTTAACACCCAAAGAAGCATCAAATGCATATGCAGCTATGAGTGTGGCTAAATCGATGGGAAATGTAGTTGATGAAGATGCTTTAGCTAAGCTGGCTGCAAAAGCTGGAAAGGCAGTAACAAACGCTGTTAATATGAGTCCGGAAGATGACCTTCGCCTTGAAGGAAACCAAGTAACAAACGTTGTTGATACAGCTTCTAAGGCAGTAAAAGAATCATTATACAAGACGCTGATTAAAAAACTATATATATAATATGAACGAAATAAATTACACCAAAGAGTTGTATAAAGAATTTTTAAATGAAGCTGGTTTTTTAGATAAATTAAAAGGATCAGTGGGCTTAGGTGGAAAAAAAGAATTGTCACCTAACGATCTAGAAATTTTGGATAAAAATGTAGATGCTCTTTTAACTAGTATTGCAAGTGAAATAGGATCAACCAAAGAAAATCTTATTAATGATCTCACAAATGGGCCAAGTAAAGATTTAATTACCCCCGAAATAATTCAATATGCAACACAGTTAATAGATTTATCAAATAAGATTAAATCGGTAAGAAGTACAACAGGCACTGCTGGTACAACAGGCACTGCTGGTACAACAGGCACTGCTGGTACAACAGGTACAACAGGCACAACAGGTACAACAGGTACAACAGGTACAACAGGTACAACAGGTACAACAGGTACAACAGGTACAACAGGTACAACAGGTACAACAGGTACACAAGGAAGATCTGGATATCAAAGTAAAAGTATTGATGATTTAAATTTTGGTGATGATATTGGAGATGGTACTATATTAAAACAAATAAATGTAAGTAAAATAAAACAAGATTTTGATAATTTATATAACAGTTTGCCAGTAGATGCCAAGAATGTTTTAAATAATATAACAAATGATAGTAAAATAATACCTAAAAATATAGAATTGCCTATTAGACCTCCTGTTATAAGAACTCCTCCTGTTATAACAGAAATAGATGAACTTTCTTATTGGGATGATAATAGTAAAAAAAGTGAATTTATAAAAAAGTTCGAAACAATAATTAATGACATTGCACCGTCATTAGGTATTAAACCATATGATCTTAAAAAACTTTATATTATTTTACATAAAAATGCCGTCGGTGACATTTTCAATAAATTATTTGCTTCGTATACTACATTAAAAGCTGGCAAACCTATAGAAGATGCTTTTTCAAAGGTACCATCACCAAGTGATCCAGGCACACCAGGCACACCAGGCACACCAGGCACACCAGGCACACCAGGCACACCAGGCACACCAGGTGTAGATGAAGATAAATTGACACCGGATGAAATAAATAAATTTGGTGCTTATTATTCACAATTAATAAGAATTCAATCCGAACTTAAAAAAGGATTGAGCAAAGAATTGCAATTGAATAAAGGTGTAAGTAGATATTTTTCCACTTTACAAAATTCATTGGAATCATTAAGACTAATTGATTTTATTTCAGTGGAAAATAAACCTATAGCAAAAAAATTAAAGAAAAAATTTATCAAAAGATTTTTATGGGAATTGAATAATACTCCTTCAATTTCTCAAGTCAAAGATTTAATTGGTAAAATAAATGAACAAGAGTCGCCCGAGAGTCTCGGCAAGGCGGTGGAAACTGGAATCACACCTTCTTCTAATTTATTAGCACAATCTACATCTATAATCGAAGCTATAAAGAAAAGTTTACCCTCAATGATAATGTTACTAAAAGAACTCTCAAAAAGTAAAATTTCTTCAAACGAGGATAAAATGTTAATGGGCGTTTTAAAGAAATTCTTAAAAGCGATAGTTAATAAAAATACACAAGATTTAGTAATAGATCCCAAAGTAAAAAATCCAATAGATTCTTTATCAAAATAACATAATATAATAATTTACAAAAACAATTATTAGATATGTATCTAAAATATTATGAGTGATGTTACTAAATTTACAGATCAAGAAATGCAAGAAATCGCAATCGTTCAATCCAAATATCAACAGAAAATATTTGAACTTGGACAATTACAATTGGAAGAAATTGAATTGGAACAAACCAAAACTGAATTAACTGATCGTAGATCAGCTATTCTCGTCGAGTGGAAAGATATTCAAAAACTAGAAGAAGGTCTACTTAATAATCTAGCTACAAAATATGGCGATGGCAGTCTCAATTTAAAAGACGGTACATTTAAACCCGCCCCCAAACAACAGTAATAAAAAACCCGGTTTTTACACCGGGTTTTGTTTTATTTAGTTGGGTCTCCAGACGAAGCTTCTTCTACTATAGCTTTAATTTCAGATTCAATTTCTTTCATTCGGTCTTTGTATCCACTAGCTACATCCTTAAAATCTTTCTTAACGTGCAAGAGATCTTCGGTTAATTGATACACTTTTTTTTCGGCTTCGGTCTTTGTTAGTTTAATATTACTCATAACTTTTTTAAATCTATAATTTTGCTTACTGATTCTATCGGTATATAACTAGTAACATAATTGCCAGTATCTACATTTTTTAAATCAGGTAACTTACTTTTATCTATTACAACCACTATACCTTCTCCCTTGTCTCTGTAGTTGACCAATGCAAACCTAGCTGCCAATTTAAAATCACTTGCTAGATAACTACCCACAATGTTTCTGGTATTTCCCCTACCTTTCGAAGTAACTTTACCAGTACTCTTTAAAATATTATACTCCTTCTCAGACATTCCTCTATAAAGTTTAGTACTATCTGTAGGAATTTTATCCAATTCATCAGCAATATACTTTAACTTTCCCGTTGGATCCCATACTAGATAATCATATATGCTAGATTCGTATAATAAACTATATCTTTTCATCATTATATAAATATACATATTCAAAATATAAACTTTGAATAAAAATGGTGGAGATGGCGGGGAGTCGCACCCCGCGTCCATAAAAAATTATTACTGCCAGACTACACGTTTATATATTTTAAATTGTTTGGGGTAATAATAAAAAATATCTAAAAATATTACCCTTAAGATTTACCATTTTCTCAGCCATTTACGCAAATCAAATATTTGGCCCAGTCCAATAATTTACACCCAATACAACTATCAGACTTCATTGTATTGAATGTGCAACAACTTAGGCTGCAAGGGCTACAACGTCATCATAAGAGAAGTCATAGCTAACTACGTTATCTTCAGCAGTTAATTTTCAATAGAACTTTTAAAGAGGCCAACTATTATCCTCTACGTGCCTAACAATAGATATTTATCTATGTCGAATCTACACATCCCCATAAAATTTAAAAGAACTAAATATAAGTATTATCCAAATACTTTATATTTCTCAGAATTAAAAATGTGAGTCTCATATCCTATCACATATTCACTATAGTGGTTTAACCATCGATGATATCCTTTACCTATCCATAGTTCACACGCCATACGATGGTCTGACATATCTCCATTATACATCGTATCCACAAAAGTCAAAGATAAATTTGGCAATCGGTTTATATATTCACAATCACTCCACCAAAAGTTTCCGGAATAATAATTTCTATATTCCTTTTGTGGACTAACATAATGTGTAACATACAATCCACCCACGACATCATAATTTTTATTCTTTAATGCGTCAACAGATTTTTGCCAATTATCTATATTTAGATATTCTAAACAATCACGCCAAGACTTTAAAGAATCAGTTTGTATTACTTTAGATGTTCCTTTTGAGTGATAATATAAAACACATCCATTAGGATTTAGCTTGCAGTAATTCTGCAAATTAATTAATGTATTATACTCAAATTTATTTGTGGTATAACGAACAACTTTTACTTTTATATCTTTATCATAAGAATCCACAATCTTAAGAAAGTTATAATACTCTTCATCTGATTCTGAATATACACCACAAAAATAATGATCGCACCTATTGTATAATCCAGAGTTTACCACTCTTTCAAATTGATTCTTTATTATAGACACCCAATCATTTTTAAGATAATTATGTGAAAATATTGACACAGGATAATTTTTAACTATTCCAATTCCACCCCAAGATTCATATCTTTGGTTCTTCATAATCGAATGAAATAAATTATCAGTGGAATAATCGTTCGTAGCTTTATCCGATATAAATTCGTAACTGTCTATATATTGAGTTTTGATCTCATTCCAAAACTTGCTCACCAAAATATTGTTACCTTCATTTTCAGGACTTGATACAACATCATGAAATCCCAAATAACCATCTGAATTTAATAATTGTTTAAACTTTAAATAATCAGACTTTACACCATCGTATGAATGATCGCCGTCTATAAAAATAAAATCAAACTTAATATTAAGAGATTTTAAATAATTGATTGTATCATTGTTAGTGGAATCTGAAATTATATATTCGTAGTTTGAATACTTGCTTTTGAGTAAATCAAAATTAGTATTATGCTTTATATCAATCGTTATAACTTTATCAAACAGTTCACACAATCCAGCTGCAAAACCTCCATAATTAGATCCTATCTCCAACGCGATTCTTTTTTTGGCGTTTGCATTTAAAAAATCCAATAAAGCTTTGAATTCTTCGGGTTTTTGTTCAATGTTAAATTGTAAACAAGAATCCCATATATTTGGAAAATTATAACCATTCATAATAATTTGGAGCGGGTAGAGGGAATCGAACCCTCACATCAACCTTGGCAAGGTCGAAGGCTACCACTACATCATACCCGCGATCTGAACATTAATATATAATCGAAACTAATCAACATACATTAATTTAAAATGGTGGACCGTAAGAGAATCGAACTCTTCCCTAAAGCTTGCAAAGCTCCCGTGCTACCACTATCACTAACAGCCCATTTAAAAATCTTACACCAATATATAGTGTTTGTCAAACTAAAAATCAAATTGTATGACTACGACTTGCGAATATACGAGGATTTCACTATACTTTGTTCCATATGTCTATCTCGTCAACTTCAGTCTCCTCTACCAGCTAATAGGTAGCGTGCTACAATTCTATACACAAATAGTCAAATCTAAAAATCAACCCTATCCTATCTGGATCAGATTCGTCCGGGTCAGACATACAGGGGTGTATCGTGTCCCTCACGCTGTTGGACGTTTCCACCCAACACGCACATTTACTAAAATGGTCGGGATGACAGGACTTGCACCTGCAACTTCCTGACTCCAGATCAGGCCGTCTCCTAATTGACAATACACCCCGAAAATGGTCAGCGTAGTGGGATTTTCACCTGTCATATAAACATCTCTTTCAAGCCACACTCATTGTTCCCGTTTCGTTGGGAAATGACTCTTTAATGTTGGTCTACACGCTGATTATAAATTGGTTGGGGATGATGGAATCGAACCACCACAAGCAGATTCAAAGTCTGCCGCACTACCATTATGCAAATCCCCAGTTAAATTACTTTTCATAAAGATTGATAAAATCTTTTCCGTATTTTGATGTCACATAATCAATATACATCTTAATTTTGTGTTTGTCAATCACATTTAATTTAAATGGAAAAGAATTTATTTTTGCTTTATTTTTATTATCTAAATAACCTTTTATTTCAAAATATTCATTTGTTGATTCAAGAATAAAGTCTGGATAAAAATTATAATTGTTATTATTGAACTTATAGGGGAATCCCTCAGTATTTCTTTTAAATTTTATATTATGTTCTAAATTGAAAATTACCCACGCCAATTCCCAACTGCTATTACAATAATAACCTTTATACCATCCTTGTTTACCTCTTCCGCCTTTTTCACGATAACCTCCTCGTTTACCTTTCAAAAGTCCGTTTACTTTTACATATGTATTTCTACAAATTTGAGAACAATATATCTGTTTTGATTTTTCTGTTTTTAAAAAATTGTAATTACAATGTGGACATAATATAGATTTACGTTTTTTTACTCTAATCTGTTTTTTTGCTAATTCAGATAATCTTTTTTTGCCTTCTATGTCCCATTTTTTGTGACCTCCAAACTTTTGGTTTTCAATAGATGCACATTTTGTAGAACAAAATTTATTATTTCTTCTAGAATATTCTAAATCAATATTGCAATATTCACACTTATTTGGATTTAGATTATATTTTTCTACTCTAAATAGTTTTAAACGTGGTGAAATTGTTTCTCCATTAAACTCTACAGAACATTTATTAGAACAAAAATGATTGTTAGTTCTTTTTATTTCACTTTTATATTTTAAAAACTCAATATTACATTTTTTACAATTTACTAATATTTTACTCATACTAATAAATAGTAATTTTGGAGCGTAAAATGAATTTTGAATCAAAATATTTTGTTTGATTCTGGTGCAGTAGGAGAGAATTGAACTCTCATTTCAAGTTTGGAAGACTCACGTAATAGCCATTATACCACTACTGCATTTTAATAAATTATTAGATGTTCAGTCATCAAATATTTGATGTGTACTATGAACCACGGACAGGTAATCTAATTTCTCATAGCGCGGAGGCGAAGGGTGCTGCCCCCTCAGTGGCTTTTAGACCACGGCAGTTTAGCAAACTGCTGTAGAAACCTGACTATCTACGTCACCTCCATAAAATCTTTTGACAAACTCCGATTTCTTCAAGAGACGATATTATCAGTCTTCGGTTCCATTGTCAAGTGGAGTTGTATTAAAAGAGCGGAAGCAGTAGGACTCGCACCTACGAGGGTTTATGGCCCCAGGCGTTTTCAAGACGCTTTCCTCGACTAACCGGACTACTTCCATATAAATTAAAAATTGGTGGGCATAGAGGGACTTGAACCCCCACGGATTTCTCCACGAGCTTCTAAAGCTCGAACGGCTGCCAATTACGTCATATGCCCAATAAAATGGTCGGCTCGGTGCGACTCGAACGCACAATATCTTGTACCCAAAACAAGCGGAATAGCCATTATCCTACGAACCGATATTAAAAATGGTAGGTGGTATAGGATTTAAACCTATGACATTTTGCGTGTAAAGCAAATGCTCTATCAACTGAGCTAACCACCCGTTTAAAAATTGTTATATACTTTATTTTAATTATCGCCAGATGGGTTCTGTATTTCAGCATAACACCCAGTGACCGATCAAATGTTTTAACTTATGTTGGGGACATCAGATAGAGTTTCAACCCCGTTCGTTATATTTCTAATTTACCATACTTCGTCAAATTGTCAACCATTAAAATCAAAAACCCGTCATTCTTTTTAAAAGTGACGGGTTGTATATTTTTAGCAAACAACCACTCACTCAACTTCCGGATGGGAGTTGACTGGCTTGACTAGGTTGTGAAATTAAATTCATATTCGTACTAATATATAGTGTTTGAAATTATAAATCAACAAAATTATTTAATAATTTTCAAATAAACTTCATTAAATTTTAGGATACTTTCTCAAATCCCGTCATATTAATTACGTTCAGGTTTTGACCAATAATAGCCTCTACTTGAGTTTTTCTACTGAGTAACCAAGCAAATGATCCAACTTTATACCACGCGCCCAATAGTGCCAATTCACTACCTACCTGCACAAATATTGGATTTCCAGAATCACCACCTCTTTGTGTCTCATAATACGACTGTGATGTGCCAAATACTGAAGCTTCTACATCAGCAACTGCATCAATTAATCGGGTCATATCTCCAATTGAAACTTTTTTGTCTTGATTGAGGAACAAAACAGGTAACCGTAAAGTTATGAATTGGACCCCCATCACACTATTAATTTCAGTTTTGATGTATTGTTGCCAGTTGTCTGGTAATACTGAATATATCTTCAGACTACTATCAATTGATTGATCAAGAGTTCCAATTGCAATATCACTTCCATCAATCTTGTCGATCTTGATGATGTTGTATTTGAAGGTCACATTGTTATCGTTAACAAAAAAGATTTCTGAATTTGGCAAATAAGGAACGTGTGCAGACAATAAGACATGTTTATTAGTAATAAGAGTTCCACCTCCAACACCACCGAGGCCATTTATACCAGCTGCAGTGCCTGTCCATTTATAAGATATCACCCAAGAAGCAGAATTTCGAACCCAAGAAAAAGTAGATTGGATAAACGCACTGAATAAACTACGGTCTTTGCTGGTCGCCATCATTTTGATCAGTGTGGATTTGATATTAGATACCCAGTTAGTACGTACACTACCACTACTACCACTACTACCACCTATACCGCTACTACCAACTGTTTTACTAGATATCACTTTTGGTAACAATGCATTAGATATAAGTTTAGTTACTACAGATGTTGATTGAAGAATTATTGTTTTTAATGAGGAAGTGCCTATTCCGCTACTACCACTTGATCCACTTGTCGATGCCATAAAATAAACCTTTCGTTAATTATAAATAGGTCATAAAAATAAAAAACCCGCTTATTTCTAAGCGGGATTATATACACTATTTTAGTTTAGATTAAAATGTCAATCTCAAACCGCCGGAATATACTACATCGCCACTAAGTTCACGGGTAGCCCAATTATATTTAGTAGCATTAAAATTGTTGTCATACCATCCAGCACTTGCAAATGGAGTCAATACACCAAATGAAGTTTCAAAAGGACGAGTCACTGACAACTTTGCATTTACAGCTGTATAGTCTTCTACCTTACCATATTCAACAGCAGGAGTTACAACAAATCCAAATGGAAGTTTTTGAGCACGTTCTGCGCCAATAAACACACCACTTTGTTTCAAGTCTACATCATAAAATCCACGAAGATATGGTGTTACAAACTTATTTGGCAAAGCCAATTTAACACCAAATTCAGTACTATTTGGAATACCAAAGTTACCTGCTTGGTGACGAGTTACAGTTGTATCCAATCGTGCGGAAAATACATCCTTCCATACGTTTACTTCCTTGCCAGCACCCAGCGTCCAATGCGACTGATCTAGATCACCATTAGCCAATAGAGTACCACCCAAGTATACATCTGCATACTTCAGACTCTTTACAGCACCTACACCAACAAATGCTGCGCCTTCAGAACGAGATACACCATTGACGATGTATTGGTTGTTATACCCAGCTTCAACTGAGATGTTTGAGGTGTCGCCTGCAGATACAGCCAAAGCGGCCAATACTGACAATAATACTAATACTTTCTTCATATTTAACTATCCTTTATTTTGTTTATTTATGTTTACTACCCACGTTAAGAACAGCTTAACGTTTATTTTGAAAAGACACTAAAATGTACTTTTCAGAATAATTTTTTATCAACTAATATATAGTTTTTATAATCTTATTATAACTAATTTATTTAGTCAAACAGATTTTACCTTCTTGAGACGCTTGTTCAAAATCTTATCTTTTTCAGGCAAATAAACGTAAGAAGCCTTTAAACTACGTTTACTTTCACCCAAAATAGACAACGTTTCTTCGTGAACGTCTAATGTTTCTAGTATTGTGCTCTTTACAAATCTAAAACTATCAGTGCCTACAACATCAATACAGATACCATATGATAGATCTCTATATTGAACATCTGTTGCACCATACTTTGTACACAATACATCCTTGATTTTAGCCTTCTTGTCATTACTAAAGACTAAATTCGCCATATCAATTTTACTTAGTTCATTCATACTATACTTTTATTATACTTGTTAACGGTTGATTGTCAATAAAAAATAAAACGATTAATTTTTACATCAATCGTTTTACTCCATTTAAATTTAAATCTATTTTTTACTTCTTTTTAAGCTTACCCATAAGCTTTTTGAGTTTGTCAGGCTGATGTGCTTGTAACCATTTAAAATAATCTTCCTTCTCTCTACGTGAAAGCTCACTGTCTCTATAAAGACCAGCATACTTCTTTACAATATCTCTAAAAGGATCTCCACTTTCATTTGTCTTCTTAAGTCTATCTATCTTGGATTTCAACATTTTCTTATAATTATCCAAAGAACCATAATCTTTTGCTCTACTTGGATCTGGATTTTTTAACAACTTTTCCAAGTCAGCAATATCTTTATTCTTATCATTTTCAGAAAGATGTGCGGTTAATTCATCACTTTCAACTTCAGCAGCATTATCAAAATCTTCGTTTAATACTTCTCTTGTCAAACTTTTAATTAACTTCTTTAAATCATTTTTAGTCATATGTTATAAATATAAATATTATTAATTAGCTACATTTATTTTTCTTTTATACTATCACTCCAACCATTTCTATGTTTAAACATCCAATCCACTAACGCGGTCTCAAATCCTATATCAGTCCCTCTTTTTTCACTCTCTATCCATTTGTGTATTTCTATCTCATTTTTTAATTGAAGAAACTTTTGATAGAGATTTGATTCGTTCATACACAAATAAATAGTATGATTATTTAAGCGGTATATACAAATCTCCTGTTAATCCTTTTTGAGTTAAATAATTAGCATCGCTAATCGCTAACGGACTCTTAATATAACCATATTTTTTACTCAATATTTTACGTAGTTCGTTACCAGCTAATTGTATCAAATCTAATTGTTCTTGTCCACCACTATTTTTAATTTTACCAGCAAGTCCAAACGGTAACATACGTTCATATTGTTTATACAAATTAATTATATCATTATAATGCGGCAACTCCAAGACAGGCCCTTTTAACTTAGTAGTTATTATTTGTTTACCAAATCGTTTAGCTACTTCTAAATTATCCGTATGATTTGCTCCCAATGTAGCCACTAACTTGTCACCTGGCTTGGTGCTGTTGATACCCAACCCAACATTACCATACGCAGGATTAACACCTCTATACACAGTCAATCCACCTGATTCTTCTTTCAATAAATCTTTTAATAATATCATATAGTAATAAATATATAAAAAATGGAGCACGATCAAGGTTACGCTCCTTGCATATGTACTTTCATACAACGATGTTTTGCAGACATCTCAGTTCTCTAGCTCCGTCATCGTGCTTTAAAAATGGAACCTATATAGGCATTAAATCATTCAGTATCATTTGTACCAAAAATACGCTTCCAAATTCCTATTCTTTTAGGTTTTACTTCGGATTTTTCTTCTTTAGGTTGATTATCTTTGTCCAACTTAATGTGAACAGTTCGATTAGACATCCGCATCAATACCTCTGCACCTTTTGGCCACTCTCCCAATTTGTTCTTAAATTCATATCCATCTTTTTTCAGATTTACTCTCAAATTTTGAGTCAAAAGAGCATTTTCTTTCTTCAACTCTTCTATGATCTTTTCATACTCTACTATCTTGTTCTTCAAAAAATCTCGTTCCTTTGTAAGCAATTCAATCTTAGATACAAGCTCATTTTGATCTTTATCAGTCTTTGCAACTTTAAGTTCATCACTCAAATCTACAATCTCTTTGGTCATACTAACAAGCGTATTGCGCAACGACTTTAAATCAGATTCAAGTGCAGATTTTTCTTGTGTCAAATCTTTGATCTTAACATCTTTTTCATCAGATGATACTTTCAACTGTTCAGTAATACTATTTAATTGAGTCATATTAGTATACAATATACTCAACTTATTATCATAACTCTTCAATAATACAGATAACTCCGTATTCTTTTGATTTAAATTGGTAATCAATAAACTTTGATTTACAACAATCTCTGTCTGGTTAACAACTTTCTTAGTTAACGCTTTATTATCTATATTCAATGAACTAAATAATGTATATAATCCAAAAGTTATTAATACAATTACAGCAATTATAACATATAATATCTTTTTATTAGTAACCGAAAATGTTTGGGGAGCGTTTGTAGATTCCATAAATTTATTTTATTATATATATAATCCACTGACATTTAAATATTTTTTTAAAATATAATATCAAAGTTACCAAGCCCTACATGACCAATATCTCGCTTTAGTACGTGGACCAGGATTATCACAATTGTGTCTTGCTCTAAAATTTTTTCTACGTGCTGGATTATTCTTTTTTATGGCCATTCTTTTACCTTTAGCTGAAGATCCACCAAATCCAAAATTTACCTTAACCACTTTTCCGTTGGGATTTTTAACGTATACTTTAGATTTCTTAACATCACCTTGCATTGGTTTACCAAGGATCACTTTACGACCATGATATTCTGCTTCACATAATGGTTGATTATATTCTCGCATGAATTGAACAAATTCTTTTACATCTCGTTCACTTTCAACATCATATTCTTCTATATTGTCTTCATCTACAAAACCTTCTTTTTTAACACAGTTTGGTACCATTCTTCCGCCTTTTTCTTTCATACCAATTTGTTTATAAGAGTCCCAACACGCCTCTTCAATCTCATTTAAAAGTTCTTTTAACTTAATCATATCTATAAATATACAAATTAAAATAAAACGTTTTAAAAATGGCGATAGAGTTGGGAATCAAACCCAAACCTCAAGTTTTATTACCTTACTGGAGTTTATCGACGTGACAATCATAAGAATAATACATCTAAAATATAGGTTATTCCATAGTCGTCGTTTACATTTACCCAAATAAATTTGGATCATCCCAGCTACAGCTAACCTCTGTAACGTGCTTTCATTACACTACTCTATCATAAAATGGCGCACCCGGAGGGACTCTAACCCCCAACCTTTCCGGTAGAAACGGATGGCTCTATACAATTGAGCTACGAGTGCGTTAAAATGGTTAGTAACTGTTCTCACCAGTGATCACTGAGTAAAAGGAATTGAACCCAACAATTACTAACAAAAAATGGTTGTCCCGATTGGATTTGAACCAACGACCTTTGTGTTATCAACACACTGCTCTAAACCAACTGAGCTACGGGACAATTGAAAAATAATAATTTTGGCGATATTAAACATTCTCGTTCATATTTATAATTGTATGAAGAATATAACACCCACAGATAAAATTGTCAACTTAAAAAGTAGAGATCCAATTGAACTTGAATGTTACGAATGTAAATCAACTTATCAACACGCAAAACATCGTTATTTATGTTATAAACTTAAAGGAAAATTATCAGGATGTTTTTGCACACAAAAGTGTGCTATGACATACAAAAGTAAATTAAAAAATATAAATACTAACTGTGAATATTGTAAAAAAGATATTACTAAAAGTTTGAATCAATATAAAAAATCTAAATTGCATTTTTGCTCAACTTCTTGTTCCGCAACACATTGGAATAAAATTCACCATCCTATTAGGATAACAAAATCAAAAAGAACGGTAAAACTACCTATATTATTAACTTGTACAAATTGTTTAAATCAACATTATAGAAAATATTATAAATCAAGTAAAAGTGGTACCAATTTTTGTACTAGATCTTGTCAATCAATTTATGCAAATAAGACTTGGAATAAGTCTTCTAGGTTTGGAATAAATAAAAGTCGTTGTGAAACTATATTAAAAAATATTATTTTAAATGAATTTCCAAATTTACAAATTATTGAAAATGATAGAACTACAATTAAAGGCGGATTAGAAATAGATTTACACATACCAAGCAAAAATGTTGCAATTGAATTAAATGGTCCCTGTCATTATATTCCTATATTTGGTACAAAAGAACTAGAAAAAACACAAAATAAAGATTTATTAAAAATTGAATATTGTCAAAATAATAACATTAAACTTTTCGTAGTTAATGTGATGGGATTAAAAAATCAAATACAAACATTAACTGATGTATTTAATACTACACTAAAATCACATTTAGTGTGAAAGCCCTCCATACGAGACTCGCACTCGTTACTACATCGTGACAGGATGTTATGATAACTCATTCAACAATGGAAGAAAAATAAATTGGTGCTGTGCTCTCCACGCCGTCTCTGTGTTTTACCGAATGTACCGGTCGGCAGTCACTTATGGGGTCAGTTACCCATTACTAAATTGGCAGTTAGTTTAATGTGTCTTTACAGAAAAGATTTAACTACTAACTGTTCAGTGTTAGCTGAAGATGGTGGATGCGGTGGGATTTGAACCCACAACCTTTCGGGTAAGAGCCGAATACTCTGATCCAGTTGAGTTACACATCCATAAAAAATTGTATCTAATATTGTCAACGAACTATAATCATCTTACCACACTTTATTCTTCCGTCAACAACTTTCTTAAAAAATATTCTGAACAAATCAACTTTATTTGAGTGGTAGCTGCACCCACTCTCCGTATTCCCAAATTAACCGTCTGGCCACATTCAAGGGCTTTCACTTGGATAGTTGATACCGGAGTATAGTGTTGTCTTCACCTAGTTCAGAAAAAATGGTGGGCTACGACTGGACTTTCACCAGTAAACGATACAACCTTTCACTCAGGAACATACCCTCCTTCGGTTATATCAGCGGAGTCATCGCCGTGTCTTATATTTCCACCACACGCCCATAAAAAAATCTTAATGTCGCTCACGTACTGCGACTCTCACGGCCTCATAATGCGATGTGCGGGTGGCCGTTGTGCATTCAAACAAATCTACCTCGCCTACTTTTTACGATATTGAACTGATTTAGCGACTGTTGTACCTGTTCGGCCCTTCCACCGACTCACGTTTTTTATGGTTGCCCATCGCATTGTTATACAACAGTTTTATTTTCAGCGTTTACGTATATCCTTAGTTATCTTGATATGTTTCGTATATACACCAATTAAGAAAAATGGTCCCAGTTGTTGGTTCCGCCCCAACCTCTATTCGTCTTCAGCGAATCGCTTTCACTAGGTTAGCTTAACTGGGATTATAAATTAAATTGACAAGTCAAAGGAATCGAACCTTTTCGGCACAGCATCACTGCACCTTTACCACGCCCTGCGCACTAGCACCTGTCAAAATCACGATGTATGGTTGGATTCGAACCAACGGCTACTTTTACAACCATTAACATATAATTAATGGAATTTTTATTTATTACAACCTAACATAAGATTTTTACGGGCTTACCCCATAGTTAGGTACTCTGCTCTGCCAACTGAGCTACATACAATGTTTAAAATGGTGGGGTATGTAGGTAATGCGCCTACCGAGCCTTTCAGCGCCAGATTTACAGTCTGGACCATCTCTTTAATGGTATAATACCCCGAAAAATTTAACGTCATATGTTTGTTTCACCATATGACGGTGACTGAGGTTCTTCTTTCACCGTTACGTTCTAGTTATCCTCACCTATGCACAGGTAGAACGGCATTAGTCACTTCAGAAGACTTATAAAATGGCTCCAAGAGAGGGCAACGATCCCCCAACCTTTCGGGTAACAACCGAATGCTCTACCAATTGAGCTATCTTGGAATTAAAAATTAAAAATGTTTACTGGATTTCAACGAACGTTCCATCTACTAATCATAACCTCGTCAGATTATAACATTCAATGTCTATCAGTGTCAATACATTACTTACTACTTCAACTATTGATTCAGATTCGAACTGAATTACTCCCGCTTATTCGTGCGGTTGTTTTACCAATTAAACTACGTTCGTTGCCTTCACCTAATGTATTTGAAAAAATGGCAAAGTGGGTGGGTAACGCTCCCACATAAAGCAGTTTTGGAGACTGCTGCATTTCTTGTCTGCCACCACCTTGTTAAAATGGTATCTCCACCGTTAATATTTCAGTGGCCGTACCTGTTACTCTCTGTAAATTACGAAATTAATGTTGTTGATTCAGATTTTTTCTTTGCTTCTCTAACAGAGACATAATTGATGGTATTTTCAATTGAAATACCCACTTGTTCCGAAAGACGCAATCCACGATAATATTTTGTAGGAATTCCAACATACTCACTCATAGCTATTTCTTTACGTGTATCCTTGATAAATTTCATATTTTGAATTGGATACAAATTGTTATATCCAATTGAAGTTAGAATTCCATTACCAAATAAGTTCATATGATAATCCGTAATTACATTGTAATATTTAACTTCTTCCATCACTACACTCTTTTTTATCAAGATTATTTCTTCACCTTTTACATTAAATGTAATAGTGCCAATCGGTGTATCACTTGTCATCGGATAAGTAAATTTACCAGCCTGTTTATTAAAAATACGATGTTGTACAATTGTCTTTAAATAAGAACCATCACTAAATTCCAATAGATTGTATTTGGTTGTTACTTCTGGCTGCTTTATATACAAAGGTTTTGCCGTATCAAACTTCGCTTCGTCAAAATTCCACACAATAATATCGTCGATATAATCAATGTCTTCAATTGCTTTGGTTGTACCATCTGACAATGATACCAAAGTGCCTTCTGCTAAACACACAGAAACATATATCGATATATCTGTACCATATGCTGTTCCATTAACATTTGTTGCAAATGCTCTAATATAGACTAGACCATTTGTTGGGCTTATGTTCTGATTGCTACACGAAAATGATCCAATTGAAGCCGTAGGATCCACATAAGCGGAATCTGTTGGAAGTGTTGGGTTTGGAGAATTGCTTGCTACGAATCCTCTAGATAATATCGGTGAATTTCCATCAGATACTACTGTTCCTACGGCGCTAAAGTCGTAAAAAGCGCCGCCACTAGCACTATCTGTGGTCACGACTGGCAGTAGCGCCTGTAACGCCGATTCTTCTTGTTGTGCACCACCTGCAATTTGTTCTTCATATCCTCGCATCATTTTGGAATAATTTTGCATTATTTCGTGTAAGGGTAACTTTTCTTTGTTCTGTTGATAATAAGTCTGCCAATGTATCATACATATATATATCCACCAACAATACTAAAATGGTAGCCTATGCCGGTGCTGCCCCGGCTACTCTTGGATGAAAGCCAAGTGACTTAGCTGGTTGTCGAATAGGCCATTAAATTGGTGCTTCAGTGAGGATTCGAACCCCAAACTCAATGTCCGTAGCATTGCGTGATATATCCATTTTCACCACTGAAGCATAAATTGGGGTGATATACGAGTGCTGCCCTCGTTCCGTGAGTTTCACAAACTCAAATGCTAACTGTTACACCAATATCACCATTACTATAAATTGGAGCCGAAGACAGGACTTGAACCTGCAACCTG